ATGCTGGAGCAGATGGGCCAGGCGGCCAAAGCCGCCTCATATCAGATGGCGCTGCTCTCCTCGCGCGAGAAAAACCGCGTGCTGGAGAAAATCGCCGACTATTTAGAAGCGAACGCCGAAGAGATTTTGCTCGCCAACGAGCAGGATCTGCTGGAGGCGCGCCGCAGCGGGCTGAGCGAGGCGCTGTTAGACCGCCTGGCGCTCAACCCGCAGCGTTTACACGCCATTGCGAACGACGTGCGCCAGGTGTGTCAGCTGGCCGATCCGGTAGGGCAGGTGATTGACGGCGGCCTGCTGGAAAGCGGCCTGCGCATCGAGCGTCGCCGCGTGCCGCTTGGCGTGGTCGGCGTGATTTATGAAGCGCGCCCGAACGTGACGGTGGATGTCGCCTCGCTGTGCCTGAAAACCGGCAACGCGGCGATTCTCAGAGGCGGCAAAGAAACCTGGCGTACCAACGCGGCGACTGTAAAAGTGATTCAGAAAGCGCTGGAAGAGTGCGGCCTGCCCGCCGCGGCCGTTCAGGCCATCGAAAGCCCGGACCGCGCGCTGGTCAGTGAAATGCTGCGCATGGACAAATACATCGACATGCTCATCCCGCGCGGCGGGGCAGGGCTGCACAAGCTCTGCCGCGAGCAGTCGACCATTCCGGTTATCACCGGCGGCATCGGCGTGTGCCATATTTTCGTTGATGAAACGGCGGAATTCGCGCCTGCGCTCAACATCATCACCAATGCCAAAACCCAGCGCCCGAGCACCTGTAACACGGTGGAAACCCTGCTGGTGCATGAGGCTATTGCAGAACGTTTCCTGCCGGCGCTGAGCCGCGAGATGCACGAACGCGGCGTGACGCTGCATGCCGATGCGCGCGCGCTGGCGCTGCTTTCCGGCGGCCCGGCGACCGCTGTGGCGGTGAAGCCGGAAGCATTCGACGACGAATGGCTGTCGCTCGATCTTAACGTGAAGCTGGTGGCAGGCATCGACGAGGCCATCGCGCATATTCGCGAGCACGGCACCCAGCATTCGGACGCCATTCTCACCCGCACGCTGCGCCACGCTGACCGTTTCGTGAATGAAGTGGATTCGTCTGCGGTGTACGTGAACGCCTCGACGCGCTTTACCGACGGCGGGCAGTTTGGTCTTGGCGCCGAAGTGGCCGTCAGCACACAGAAGCTTCACGCCCGCGGCCCGATGGGCCTCGAAGCGCTGACCACCTACAAGTGGATCGGCTACGGCGACGATACGATTCGTGCTTAACGGAGGGCCAGGTGATGCAAAAATCGCCGCTTGAATCGCAAGGGCATTGACGCATCACCCACTTTTTCATAACCTCTTACCCCGTGCTCACGCACACCCTTCCTCAGGGCCGATATAGCTCAGTTGGTAGAGCAGCGCATTCGTAATGCGAAGGTCGTAGGTTCGACTCCTATTATCGGCACCAGTTAAATCAAGCACTTATCTACAGTTTATCACCTCCTGTTTTTCCGTGTGGGATAGATTTGGGACGCAATCACCAAAAATCGAGTCGATTTGCTTCGCGTGTTCGGTCAGATGATTTGGTGCCAGGTGCGCATACCGTCGAACCATTTCTATTGACTCCCATCCTCCCATTTCCTGAAGAACGGAAATCGGGACGCCAGCCTGAACTAACCAACTAGCCCAGGTATGTCTCAGGTCATGAAAGCGGAAATCCTCAATGCCAGCACGTTTAAGCGCAGCCCTCCAGGCTGTGTTTGCGTCGTACCGCATCTTCCTCACTGTCGGCGCTTTAGTCCCATCAGGCCGGGTGCAGCTTTCCTTGTAGACGAACACCCACTTGTGGTGATTGCCTATTTGCCTTTTCAGCACGCGACATGCAGTATCATTCAGCGCCACGCCAATGGCCTGATTTGATTTGCTCTGCTCCGGGTGTATCCACGCCACCCGGCGCTGCATGTCTATCTGCTGCCATTCCAGATTGATGATGTTCGACCGCCGTAACCCCGTCGCCAGCGCAAACTCGACAACTGACTTAAGCGGATCCGGGCATTCATCAATCAGCCTTTTCGCCTCATGAGGCTCCAGCCATCGAATGCGTTTGTTCTTCGGCTGCGGCACCTTCACAATCGGCGCTTTATCTAGCATCTTCCATTCACGCTCTGCAGCACGTAACAACGCTTTGATGAAGGAAAGGTGAGTGGCCTTTGTGGCTGTCGCTGCCGGTCGTGGTACATATGGCGGAACTGGCTTTCCCTTCTTCCTTAACGCCTCTTCTCTGAGCTTCCAGTTTTCCTCGTGCCGCCGGTTGGTCATCTTCTGGATCGCGTTATAGATTCGCGTCTCAGTGATGTCCTTCAACTGCATCCCTGCAAAGTGTTGTAGCCAGAATCCGATCCGGCTCTTGTCATCATCCAGTGACTTCTTGTGCGCCTTTTCCTCAAGCCACCTGACACACGCTTCCTCGAATGTCATATCCGGCGTCTCGCCCAGCTTGCTTACTCGCCAGGCTTCGGCTTTCAGCTTGTCATGGAGTTCCGTGGCCTGCCTTTTGTCCTTTGTCCCAAGAGACTGCTTAAATCTTTTGCCGTCCGGCAATGTGAAACTGGCGTACCAGGTTTCACCTCTGCGGAAGAGTGACATATCAATTCCTCTCGTATGCCATCACCCGCGCTCACGGCGACAGTATGCAGCGGAGATTTAAGGGCTGCAATGCAAGCCTGGCGAGTGGTGAGGTAGGGGGATTTGGGTTTTGATGGGTCTTTGCGGGTGGCCTGTAGTCGTCCTGACTTTATCCAGTTTGTGGCCGTGGGTCTGGATATGCCGAGCATGGCGCAGGCCTCATCGAGCGTGAGGCTGTATTGTTCCATTCGATTATCTCCAGGCGTAAAAAAACCCCGCTAAGCGAGGTTTTTATATTGTTTATGAGTTAATGTTTTCTGCGTGAAGATTCAAAAGCACTAGGGATTGCATTTGCATGGAATTTTTTTCGCCTCTTGCCTGTGATGGCTTTTCCACCCATGCAGTCTTTGCATGCAACCATTTTAGAGCCATCAGACATGTGTATCCGTCTGCATTCCAGCCTAATCTTTTTACATCGTTCACATGAACTTAAGCCTTTAATTATCCTATAGCTAACAGCAACTGGCTTTTCCTTATTAAAATTTGACTCAGGCATATAATCCTCCTTGACATATTATACAACCTGCCTCTGGATGTGGCCTTTCTACTGGTCATCAGGTCGTCAAGGCGTTAGCTTAAATTCATCCTCCCACGGCGGGAATGTCTGCATCCTTCCATGCGACATGATGTACTCAGTTGCCACAGCCATAGAACTTGGCTTCTCGAACTCCAGCATAAACACATCATCGTAGGCCTTCCCCAGCCACCACCCGCCGCCGTACTCCTTTGCACGCTGAATGAGCACCCATCGCCCGGGCGTAATGCGGTGATGTATCTCGCCGCGATAGATGATTAAGTAGTCCGAGTCTTTGCTCATGACACACCCCAAAATAACTGTATTTATATACAGTAAATTGAGGTGGGCGGGCTGTCAATTCGGGTGTCTCAGAACGGACGCCGTAAGCTTAAACGGTGGTCTTACTCATCTTCCTCACAATTGAAAAACTCATCCGAAATAACATCGCCATTAACATCATGCTTTGTCACCCGGATCGTTTCTCTGTATGGCGGCTGAGTCTCGGTATGTTCGCTTATCCTTGCGGTACCCACCTTTTCTTGATTCTCATTTAGTATGATGTACGACCAGCATATTTCTTGGCCTTTATCTCCCTTTGTATACCGCGCGTCATCCAGAACTGTATAACCTTCTTCAACTTTCAATTTATCTTTATGCATAAATCCCCCGCTTATGAAATGAAGGTATTATATGCCAGTATTTTTAACAGAGATTTGCGCTCGGTTGCGGATTTAGCCATCACCCCTCCTTGCCCGGTGCTTCCGGTAGCGGCATCCAGTGTGTAGGCTCATGCCTTAATGAATATCCATCAAAGAAGTAGTGATAATGCCCATCCCCTTCGTCGCCTATACAGCCATCTTCGATATGCCCGCCGTAATCTGGGAAGTATAGAAGTACGCGGGTATCGAGTTCAGGCATCCGCTCGCTGAACGCTATCCAGCCAGCAGCAACCGGCGCGGGCGGTGCGGTGTAGATCACTCGGCATCTGATACCGCGATCTAGCGCTTCATCGTAGAGATATTTTTCAACGTCGTGCCAGTCCATGGCCTGCACCTGATAAACAGGCTCCACCCGCTCCCGCAGCGCCAGCTCGATGCTCAGCAGCACATACCCCGGCATCCACTCGCTAACGTCAGCTACGTGCGTTACCGTTACGCTGATGTAATTACCTGTAAAAGACTCGTCATCCTTATCCCACTCGCAAAGGTCGAGAGTGTCACCGGCGCGGTAATCGCGGTCATTTTTGCGTAGCTCCGCGCGTTTAACTCCCGCGCAAACGGCTGAATAGTTCTCAGGCAAAATTTTTAAATTGTGCGTAACAGGCTCTCTTATTTCGCTCACGCTTCACCCCCTGTCTCTATTGACTTACGCTCAACTTCACGAACAGCAAACGAGAGGTCGTTCAGCAAGATAACGGCGGCCATAATGTTGCTGTGAAGCTGCTCTTCAATGCGATTTAGCAGTACGCGCTGGTCAGGATGCCGTTCTTCAAATCTCGCGCGCTCAATCTGCCAGAGGTTGGCCGCCTCTAAGGTTTTGTTTGTCGCCACTACTCACCCCCTGCCAAAATCTTTTCGGCCTGCCGTATATCCGGGTTGCCCGCAATCATCACTTCCGGCTCGTCGCAAGCGCCACCCAGCTCAATAATTCGGTCATGCCCTGTGCGCAGACAGGACTTGTAACCGCTAACCGCCTGCTTTAGTGCGTCTGTAAGCTCCGCATTACGCTTCTGCGCGGCTTCCAGCGCTGCTATCAGCTCAAGCACCGCTGCGGGGTTCGCAAGAGCAATAAATTTCATAGTCTGCTTATTAACAACCTCATCTGCGACGGGGCGGCAGCTCGTCCACCCTGAATGTTTTTCCAAGCTGCCTTTAACAATTACGGTATATTCACCGCAATTTTTTGTCTGATCACGGGGTGCCCACTCTTCGCCGCCCGCGGCCAGTGCCGCCGCTTTCAGTTTTGCTGTGTTCATGCGGCACCGCCTTTAACAAAAATAATCCAGTGCGTTTTGTCGGATTTTCCTGTTCGTTGCCAGATAGCTGGCTTCTCGTCTGTGAGTTCCAAAATACGGCGAACAGGTATCTGTGTTTCGTTCCATTTGAAAATGAGCACGCCGTGTGGCCGCAATACGCGAAATGCCTCTTCGAACCCGGCGCGCAGGTCATCACGCCACGTTTCCCGGTTTAATTTTCCGTATTTTTTCCCCATCCATGCGTTATCACCGACACGCTCAAGGTGTGGCGGATCAAACACTACAACAGGGAAGGAAGCATCAGAGAATGGCAGCGCGCGGAAATCGGCAACTACGTCTGGACTGATAACAAGACTGCGACCGTCGCAGAGGGTGTGCTGCTCGGCGCGGATATCGCTAAAAATTGCGCGCTCGTCTTGCTTGTCAAACCAGAACATACGGGAGCCGCAGCACATGTCGAGAATGGATACATCTGTCATGCGGCACCGCCTTGACGCAGCCAGCGGTTGAGGTATTTGTTGTTATTCACAGAGCCGAAGCTGTTGCGCTTCATGAGCTCTTCGCGGCTCGGCATCGGCTGAGATTTGACGCGAGCTTGTAGCTCGCTTGGTGTGATAAGCGGGTCATGTGTAATCATGGATTTTTCCTCGCGCCGTCCGTGGCGCACGATTAAACGCGACGCAGGCTGATATGCTCGCGCTTTGCCATCTGGCGGATAGATTCGTATGAGCGGTTTAACTGGCGGGCGATAACCTTGGGGTGGACGGTGCCAGCCAGGGATTTAATGAGGTTTAACTCGTTGGTAGTCCAGTTGCGGACCAGCGTCTGCTGATTTCCACGGCGCTTTTTGAATGGCTCACTCATGGTTGCTACCTGATTAACAGCGATGGTTTGCCGGTCTTCAGAGTCGCGCCAGGCACATCCTTACCGCCCTCAAGCAGGTGTTTGATAGCCAGCTTATCTGGCTTAATTACCGTGTTGTATTCGACGTATTCAGGAGGGAGCAGGGCGCTGTCTGTTATCTCTACAGAACGGCTGGGCGCCCGGACTGTTACCTGGTGAATGCCAGCGCGGATTGATTTTTTACCGGCAGTTTCGAGTGACGTAGCGATGTAGGCGCGGATACTGGAAACCTTGTTTTCGATACTCACTGCGCGCTCGGTCAGGTTCTTTGCCTCATCCCTGAGGCGCTCCGCATACGTCGATTCGTTTTTGCAGATGGCAAGCAGTTGCTCGATTTTATCAGCAAGCTCGCCCTCAATTCCTTCGAGGGTGTCCGCCATCGTTTCCGGGTCGATATCGGCATCCATAAGCCTGGCGTAGTCGCTGGCGACCTCATACAGTTTGCTCATTGGCGGCCTCCAGTTTGAATTTGCATTCTGCGTAGACTGCCTGGACGTTTTGCTGCAACTTCATGCCGGCCGTCAGCTTGTACGCCTCAGCAAATTTCCGCTTCAGGCCGTCCATAGTTTCTGCCTGCGCCATCTCATCACAAAGGTCGCTGGCTTTATCGATAACCTCCTGCTGGCGCTTACGCTCGTCTTCCCTGATTTGCTCCTCTGAGTGGTAAGCCATCACCGGCTCCTGATGCATACCTTCATCATCGTTAAGCAGGTGAATTGCGTTATCCAGACGCTGCGCTTTTGGCCAGTATTTGCTGGCGCGCTTAACGATTGTCTTGCGCGCCATCTCTTCCCAGAAGTTTTTCCAGGGACCGTTCTTGGCCTTGCTGGTAGCTTCCACTGCTTTGATTTCCGCCAGGCTCATCTCTTCCGTGAGGTAATCACCATCAGGCGTTTTTACGGTGCAATAACCACCTACAACCTCCCCACGGTCGCCGAACGCGTTGTATTTGTGCGTTGGCGCTTTATCCAGTCCGTTGGATTCGTAGGTGTCGTTTGCGCATACCAGCTTGCACTGGCCCCACTTAATTGAGCCGGACGACTGAGCCAGATGAAGCAGGCCCATGTAGCTGATGTCGAGGCATACCATCCCATCTCGGGGCACCAGGTACGCCAGCTTGCTCGCCGGGTTCAGCGTGATGCCGATAGCCGCAACGTTGATGATGGCGTTCTGCGCGCTGGTAGGGTTGTTGATTGCCGTCTTCGCGAGGAAGTCGTTTTTCTGAAAGAGCTGAATGGCAAACTGGCTTTCCTTAGCCCATGTGACCGTCTGGTCGGTCATAGCGCCGCAAAACAGCGGCTCCTGCTGCTTAACGAAACTGACGATATCGAATGACATTACGCTGCCTCCCTGTGTGAATGCCGCTGCTTAAAGATGCCGATCGCGTACTCAGCGGTAACGCGCTCGGTAAGCGCATCAATCCACCAACCTTCAGACGCGTCCTGAAACGCGATGCTGTGGCCTTCGAGGTAGCCGATAGCGTCACCGGTATGCTCATCTGCATCCATCGCCGCCAGAGCTGAAATAAACGGGTTAGCTTTCTTCGCCAGACGCTCAACTTCATCGCTGATGCGTTCGTTATCCATAGCATCCAGCCCCGCAATAATCTGCTCGATTTCTTTGACGTCGTTCAGGGTCAGTCTCATTGCTTCTGCTCCTGTTGTTTTGGTGTCTGTTTCATCAAATCTTTCATGAGGCGGGCAAACTGCTCATCCGTCATGTCGCGAGGGTTGAGGGTCTTCATTGCGGCCTCCGGTACCAGGGCATGCTCACTGCCTGCTTCATCTGTTCATGAGCCTGCAATAACATCCCGGCGTCACCGAGGAATCTGGCGATAACAGCCTTGCTCTGCGCGGCCATAAGGGCCTGATGGTTTACTGTTTGATTGCTGTACATGTCAGCTCCTTAAGCGTTTTGCAGATACCGCGCATGCGGCGGGTGATGAGGTCGAGTAGCGATTCAGAGCAGCCCACAACAGGCCACCCTGCAAAAGCGAACTGTTGCATGGTGTTATCCTTGGTTAATTGGCATAGCGAAAACGCCTCGAATGAAGCGTTATTGATATGAGAGGTTGATCGTGTCTAGGAATTTAAAAGCCATTAGATAACTGTTAACTTATTGCCTTCACTTATCGCGGGGATTTGAAAATGGCCAAACGTTTTTTTAATGCTCGAAGAAAACCAGAAGATGTCGCCTATGACTTAGCTTTGGTCCTTGCATCAAAGGAAGAGGGAGCTAATACCCCCTATGAGCTTCTTCGGAAAATGATTAGGCTTTACCCTGAATGCCTTGAAGTCGCTAAGGAAGTGGAAGACAGTGAGAAGCCCGATTCAATAGGGAAAATTGATGTTAAATTCCCTTAAATTCCTGATAAAGGCGGACAAGACCGCCTTTAATTTACATTTTGATGAAAACAGGAAGCGGTAATCAGTTAAATCGCACCAAGTGATTACTCGCTGACGAATTCAGTTAACTGTTCATGCAGCTCAACGAGCTTTTCATCATCAAAACCGTCGAGAAATGCTTGTTCGATAAGCTTGATTATCTCTGCCGCTTGCTCTTTGCTTATTTCCATTGATATCTCCTGTTATGCGGATTGCATCAGATAACCGACTCAATGAATCGGCTATCGGCTGCTAGATTTCTTCAAAGCCCCAATCCATGCGCTCCCACGCAATTTCCTTCATAACCTCATTCTTTCCTTCATCATCCATTTTCTCCCACTCTTCATCGCTAATCCCTAAGTCATCCTCAAGGTCGACAACTTGCTCATATTTCGAATGGATGTTGGCACCGGAATCCAGCCAAACTTTAAATTTACGTCCCATTTAATTCTCCTATTCAGATGTCGGCTATCGGCTGCTATTCAGCGGGCGGTGATGGCAATTCCATCCAGTGAGTAAAGTGCTGAGCTGGCCGTAATTCAGCTTCAGCATTTGCTGAGAACCACATCATTTGCTCTGATGTATGGTCAAACTCAATAAAGTGAGTCTCAACCCAAACTGTGTCATCAGTGGCGACAATTACGTATTCACCATCAGGCGGCATCCGCTCGCTACATTTAATCCAATCCATTCACTCCTCCTCGCCGATGGCTTTAGCTTGCGAGCATTCATCATCAATGTCGTAAATGTCGTGATAGCATTCGTGGCACAGCTCTTCATTACCATCGCCACTGTAAACGGCAACCGCAGCAATCCCTTTGCCGCATACGTCGCATTCGACTTCCTCATCCATATCTCACCTCAGATAAGTGGCTTGCTGCCAAAAAGAAAGGCCGACTATGCGGCCTTTAGTTTCTCCAGCTCCCTGGCAATCATTGCCGTGGTTCTGATTGCCCATTTATCGACAATCTTCCCATCCTCCCTAACAAGTGCCATTTCCTCAGGTTTAACCATGCATTCAGCATCAAGCTTGCAGCCTTTGCATTTGACATAGCGACCGCACCATTGAGTCGTATCAATAGTCGTAGTCATACGGATAGTCCTGGTATTGCTCCATCACATCCTGTGGATGCTCTTCGAACTCTTCAAATTCTTCTTCCATATCTCACCTCAAATTAATGGAATCGATTTGCCGCGCATTTTCTGGTGCGCGTTAATCAAGTGGGTAGGGTGGTTAACCGGCTTGCGGTTCGCCGGGTTGCGCTTGCGTTCGGTTACTTCCGGCTCCTGGTAATCGCGGAGAGCTACGAGCGAAGTGGCTCGGTCAACGCGACTTGAATGCTTGCGTGATTCTTCCTGAGAAGCGTCAGGAGCCTCGCAACCTAAAATGGAGTCGATGATATTGCCGATAGCGTCACGCTCGATAGCGAGCTTTCTGCGCCGCTCATGACGGCGAGTTTTAGCGTTACCAGTTGATACTGAAGAACCGTATTGGATAACCGTCATGACTTTGTCCTCGTGTGAAATGGCTTTGGTGGTGTGCAGGTCTGTTGCTATTCCGTACTCCAGCGGCTTGGCGAGGCTGGCTTGCATCCGTTAGCCAAATCGGCTTGCAGACTCATACTGCCCAAGGTGGTATTGCTCGCATCTCATATCGCGCACCCTGCCACACCCCAAACCCATTTCGGTTGGTATCTGTTCGCGCTTTGTCAGCGCACCGTCGAAGTTAAAGAGCGATGCCAATCTGTTCCGTTTGGCTACCAGCGTTCTGCTGATGAGATGAATAATATGCGTATAGCGCATATGCGTCAAGCGCATAATATGAGAGTGTGGTTAAAAAAGTTGGGAATTTTACGTATGCGTATGAAACAGAAAGAGAAAAATATTTAGGCAGGGTTTGCTACAGGCACAAAAAAGCCCGCACGTGGCGGGCTTAGTATGCAAAAGGTGGGTTATCCGTGACGGCGGAACTGCTGAGACTGGCTCAGCATTACACGTCCAGCCACATGAAACATATGCATTTCTTCTTCTGAAATTGTCCACTCACGATAGCGAGGATTGTCAGAAATCACGATCAGCTGGCTCTTCACCTTTTGTAGTCGTTTAACAAACATGTCGCCATTGAAGCTGAAAACGTAAATGCCATCACCGTCAAAAACACTGACGCCGACATCTACAAAGATGAGATCGCCTGGCTCTATGGTTCCTTCCATGCTGTCACCGCGAACGTTGATGAGCTTCACAGATGATTCTGGCCTGTTACCAAAAATAACCCTGGCCTGGTCAGGCACGTACTCAATAGACCGTATAACTTCTACAACGTCTTTCGAGGCAGCCCCATCACCTGCGCTTGCTGAAACATCAAGAACGTCAATTCGATACACATCATTCCTCCCCTTTTTTATAATGGAACCAACACTGTATGTATCTACAGTATCACTGGCTTCATTAGAAGAGAATAGCTCAGCTACAGGAACTCCGAGAGCTTCTGCAATCTTTTGAATGAGAGTATCGCTATAACCCTGCATGCCGCGCTCCAGGCGTGACAGGTTCCCTACGTCGCTGTCTACGCGCAACGCAAGCTCGCTGAGGGTCATCTTATTCGCTTTGCGAATTTGTCGGATCTTGTCGCCTATTTTCATGGCTCATATTCAACCTTTTTTATGCGTGACACGCAAAGCGCCTTGCGCATATTTTTTATTTCGCATATTATGCGTATAGCGCATTACGGAGGTGCAATATGCAGACGCCACTTAGAAAAATGCGTGTAGAGAAAAAGCTGACAATCGCCGAGGTAGCCATCGCAACACAGTTGGACGTTGGCAACCTGAGCCGAATCGAAAGGGGAATGCAGGTTCCGTCTCTCGAAACAGCTGAGAAGCTCGCAAAGTTCTTCAAGGGGAAGATTAGCGAGATGCAGATTCTCTACCCGCACCGATACATGAAGGCGACTGATTCAGCCGCCTAAGCAGCACCCGCTCTTTACCAATCTGAACCGCCGACAACGCGGTAACTCATTTAAGTGGCAGACCCCACGGTCTGCACACGTATCTATCTAAACAACAAAGGAAGAATACTGAATGGAACTTACAAGCACACGCAAGAGAGCCAATGCAATTACCAGCAACATTTTCAACCGCATCGCTATTCGCGGTCAGCGAAATATCGCATCGCAGCTGGGCGTTGATGAGTCGCAAATTACCCGTTGGAAATCCAGCATGATCCCGAAGATGTCGATGCTGTTGGCAATTCTGGAATGGGGAGTTGAAGACGAGGAATTATCGAATCTTGCAAAGCAGGTAGCACTGCTTCTTACAAAAGAGAAAGCGCCCAGCTGCGGTAACAGCATGGACGCTTAGCAAACTGTGTTACGCCAACACAATCAACAGGAGACATTTTAATGCGAAAACGCAGGAAGTACCAGGAAAAAGAAGAGATTCGGCACCCTGAATCACCTGACGGGTTGGTTGTAGCGGCAGCCAATAACAAATCGTTCGCTGAACGGTTCATTGGTGTTTATCGACTGGCTAAGGCAGGAGTGAAGAATGGGCGTCGTTAAATTAGCAGACTACCGGCAGCAAGAACGCCGCGTAAACCAGCAGGAGGCAGCCGGTATGGGGTTTGTCTCTATACACCGCCAGTTTATGGATAGCCGACTCTACAAGGACTCTCAGGCCGTGCATCTTTGGGTGCATCTCATCCTCAAGGCAAACCATGAGGATGCCGTCGTAAACACCGATGTTGGACCGGTCACCGTTGAGCGCGGGCAGATGATTACAGGCCGCCCGACACTGGTCAGCGAAACGTTCATTCCCGACAACAAAGTGAAAAGCCTCCTGCGCAGTTTTGAGGCTAAAGGGATGATTACCGTCACGTCGATGCAGAAGAAATTCAGCCTCATCACCATCGTAAAATATGATGATTTTCAGGCTCAAAATTGTCCAACGAATGTCCAAGACTTGTCCAACGCAAAAACCAGTAAAAATGCGGCTCTCAGAGCTGTTTGTCCAAGCGATGTCCAACGTTTGTCCATAAACAATAATATAAATAATAACTCATTACCTAAAGGTAATGAGTATGTCGCAAACGAGCCTGAAGAACAGAATCAAAAGCCCGTCATGCAGAAGCCAAAAATTTCCTGCGAAGAAGTCTGGCAATGCCTGAAAGATGAATTGCCAGAAGCCAGGGGGTGGAGATGCCTCACTGATGAGCGTCGTAACCTCATCCGCACCTTCTGGGGCAAGGCGAACAAGATCGCCCGCAATCTGGATGGCAAGCCTCTCGACATGGAAGGCTTCAGGGGATACCTGAAATACATCAGCGAAAACTGCCGCTGGATGCTGGAAGACCGGCCTGACCAGAAGACCGGCAGGACGTGGCGGCGCATGAAGTTTGACAGCTTTCTGAACTCTAAGCTCTACATCGAAGTGCGTGAGGGTGATCGCGATGACCGATGACATCAAAACCCCGCCATGTAACTACGAGGCTGAACAGGCCGTTCTCGGCTCAGTGATGGTCGCCCCGGACAGCGACAACGTCCAGAAGGTGCTCGGCTTCCTGAATGCGGACATGTTCTACAGCAGGCAGCACGGCAGAATCTTCGCAGCGTTGCAGGGGCTGAACGCCAAAGGCAAAGCGCTGGATATGCTGACGCTTTCAGACGCTCTGGAAATGCAGGGAGAGCTTGAACAGGTAGGCGGCTTTGCTTATCTGGCAGACATTTCCCGCAACACGCCAAGCGCCGCTAACGTCATGCACTACGCCAATGTCGTGAAGGATAAATCGACAGAGCGCATGGCAATCGAGCAGGCAACGCAGATGCTTGAAGTGCTCTACTCGCGCTCAGGAATGACGACCGCGCAGAAGCTGGAAGCGGTGCAGGCGCTGGCGATGAAGGTCGATGACAAAGCCAAAACCGGAAATCATCGCGGCCTGATGACGTTCAGGGATGCATTCAACAAATGGACTTATCAGGTCGGTGAGCGACTGGAAGGCAACCCGTCATCGGTAGGTCTTACATCAGGCATTGAAGCGCTGGACGAAATGCTGGAGCCCAAGCGAATCGTGCGCGGATCCCTTTTCGTTGTCGGTGCGCGCCCGAAGATGGGCAAGACCACCGTCTATCAGAAAATGGCTATCCATTGCGCACTGGTAGAAAACCTGCCAACCCTCGCATTCAGCCTCGAAATGCCAACCGAGCAACTGGTAGAGCGCATCATCTCGCAGCACTCCCGCGTGAAGTCTGATGTGTTTTACCAGAACGGCTACAACGAAAACCAGTTCGCCCAGGCGCTCGCCATGGGTACGCAGATTGCCGACAGCAACAACCTCTACATTGACGACACGCCGGGCCTGTCTCTGGCTCACATCGTATCCGAGTCGCGCCGCATCAAGCGCGAGCGCGGCGAGGTGGGGATGGTTCTTGTCGATTACCTGACACTCATGGCTGCCGAGAAGGCTGATACCGAGGCGCAGGCTTACGGCATCATCACCAAAGGTCTCAAGGTACTGGCTAAAGAGCTTAACTGCGTTGTCGTGCTTCTGGCTCAGCTTAACCGCGGCTCAGAGGCTCGCGCCAATAAGCGCCCGCTGCCGAGCGACTCACGTTCTACCGGACAGATTGAGCAGGACTGTGACTACTGGCTCGGTATCTATCGCGAATCGGAGGATGACGACACGGTTAATCCGGCAGAAACAGAGTTGCTTTTGCGACTCAACCGCCACGGCAACACAGGCATTGTTTACGTTGAGCAGCGCAACGGCATTCTTTACGACATCGACCAGCAAGAGGCGCGTTTCCGCAGGGAAGAGCGCGAACGCAAACCGAACAAGAAAGGGGGATTTTGATGAGCACTATTAGCAATGAGCTGGTAAAAGACCTTCGAATGGCATTCTCAGTCTGGCAGCAAGATTACGATCCGGTAGAAGACAAAGCGCAGTACGACATGTTTGGTCTCGGCATTGTAGCGATGGACGAGCTTCTGGCGCTGCGCAAAGAGCGGGAGCGGGCGGAGCCTGATTTTTACGTTGTGGTAACTAGTGTGGGAGTTTGGCAGTCGTTTCACAGGAGCAGGGCGGAAGCTGAGTTTATAGTCAACAAGCCGTTTAATCCCGGTTATTCAGTCCTGGAGATTTACACCGCACCGCCCGCGCCGGATATTGCTGATGACTCTCTGCCGTATGACCGACAGATTGCTGAGTATGAACAGATGATGGAGGCAGAGCTGAAAGCTGCGGCAAGGACGGCATATAAGGTAAAAAGCGAATTGAGCCAGATGGCAGAGAAACTGGTACGTGATACGACAGCGCTGGCAGCAACTTTGAGCGCAGAAACCGACACCACCGCGCAGCAGTTCGAATCGCTGGCAGGTAAGGCGGTTGGTGGCAGCGAGGGTTTCGAGTGTACGCCAGTCGCTGACCTGTACGAGCTTCTTACCAAGTGCGGGGAGTGTTACGACTACACAACATCAGCAAAAGTCGCCGCTGCCTGGATTAAGGATGGTTATTCGGCACGGGAATACGTGAAGCTTGACCGCCTGCAGGAAGCTCTATTTTTTGCGACGCCTGATCCATGCAAATAACCCTCGACGACATAGACACCATCGCCAGATACATCGGCAATCCTCGCTTCATCGACATCGAAACACTCACCAAACGATATCTCTTTACCAGCCAGCTGATAATGCTTCAGGCAATCAGTAAGGCGAGGTATTGAGCGGAGATAACTATGGCAACCATCAAAGTCAAAATCCTGCAATTAATGCAGGGTGGAAAAGTCATTACCACGGCAGAGGTCGCAAACAGCGTAGGCCATACGCTTGAAGGCGTCCGGGCTGTGCTTAATCAAATGCGCCATGACAAAGAAGTTTGCGTCACCGGCTTCACAAATAAGCGCTGGCGCCTACTCGAATCCGGCAGCCGCCGGGAGGAGCTAATCAGTTGCATCAAAAAACACGGCCCGCTAACAGCAGGAGAGGCGAGTGCTATTTCAGGCCTGAGCTCAACCTACTGCATCAACACGCTGCGCATTCTGGAGATGAGCGGCGAGCTGACTCGCAAGATGGTCCGCACTTACGCATCAAACGGCAAGAAGACCAGATGCTACGCATACAGCCCCGCACCTGAGCGAAAAGCTATCAGCAATACAGCGAGCATAAGCCCATTCGCAAAACTCATCACCTCACGAATCGGAGCCTGATATGAGCATCATAATGCTGGTCTTCATCGGCCTGTGCTTCATGTTCGCGGCCATCGTTAAGCAGGATGGTCTGATGTTCACAGACGCGCTGATTCTGCTGTGCAGTGCATTCGTATTGGCTAAAGAGGAGAAGCGCCGTGGATAAGAGCAGAGAGCAGTTTGAAGCTTGGTGGTGCCAGTATGCCGACGAACCAATTGAGTATGTTAAGGGGCAGCGTTCAACTATTGGTGGGTATTACAACGAGTTTATTGATCGTGCATGGCATGCATGGAAGGCATCGCGTGAAGCGGTAGAGATTGAACTCGATGCCAAAGTGATGGTTGAAGACGAATTCGACAAAGGCCACAACTGCGCCATCGACTACTGCGCTGAATCCATCCGCGCCGCCGGTCTCAAGGTTAAGGGGGAGTGATGAGCGCATCGGTTTTTGTTGTAAGCATCCCAGGCTTTGAGGGTGAAATGGAAGCAGTGGCTGCATTCACCACATACAACAAAGCGAACAAATATCTGAATAAAAACGGAATAACTTCATGGGCAATTGAAGAGCTCAAACTTGACGAGGAATGCCATGAAACAAACGATATTTCTCAGGGGTAAGTTGCAACAGCAGGAAGCAATAAACTCCATTCTCGCATCACCTCTCGACACCGACCGCCCGGTTACAATCAGAATCACCGACTACAAGCGCAATCTTGACCAGAACGCGAAATTCCACGCGCTCCTGGCAGATATCGCTGCGCAGGTTCAGTGGTGCGGAAAATGGCTGCGTCCGGAGCAATGGAAGGTGCTGCTGATTAGCGGCCACGCGGTGGCGACAAAGCAAGAAGCTGAGGTTGTGCCCGGCCTTGAGGGTGAATACGTAAACATCCGCGAGAGCAGCGCTGAGATGAGTGTTAAGCGTATGTCCAGCCTCATAGAGTACACCGTGGCCTGGGCTACCGGTCAGGGCGTCAGATTCACTGACAGGAGGTATATGTGAGACGACAGCGACGAAGTATCACCGACATAGTCTGCGAAAACTGCATCTACCGCGTTACCCACCGAAAGAAACGAAAGCCAGAAGTATCCCCGTCCGACATGCCTTCATTCCACTACACCGCGCACCTAACCGACATCCGTTGGTTGCGTAGTCGCGCCAGGAGGAAACATGCTTAGCCCCATCCAAACCCAAGCATACGAGCAGCAGAGCATAGCCAGAGCTCTCTGCGCAGGATGCAGCAAGCAACTGGATGCCGATGAGGTATATGCCTGCGGCGAGTGCATCAACGAATGGCTTGTATATCGAGACCCGAACGGAAATATCGCAAATGACGATATTCAGGAGCAATAAATGGCTTCAGGCAGTCAGGGAGTTAGATTACTGCGTTCTGTGTGGACGGTATGGGGTTCAGGCCGCGCACAGAAACGAAGGGAAGGGAATAGGCCTTAAGGTCGACGACAGCTTAACAGCGGCGCTTTGTCCGCCATGTCATGAGCGAATCGACAACGGCAAAGACTTAAGCCGGGAAGAAAGGCGCTCTGAAATGAACCGCGCTATCGTCCTTACGCTGCAAAAGCTAACGAGACAAGGGAGGGTAATGGTGCGATGAACCAATACCGAATAGTCCTGCCCTGGCCGCCTTCCAACAATCGGTACTGGAGACACTCAAGAGGCATCCACTACATCAGCGATTGGGGTAAGCGATACCGACGAGAAGTAATCGAAATCATTCAGCAGCACAAGTTAGACATCAAAATCCTACCCCGCATCAGAATCACCATCCACGCAGCACCCCCCGACAACCGCAAACGCGATTTGGACAATCTACCCAAAGCCGTTTTTGACGCACTCACAAGTGCGGGCTTCTGGCTGGATGACGGTCAGGTAGACGATATGCGCATCAAGCGCTGTCAGGCGGTCAAAGGCGGAATGCTCGTACTGGTAGTGACTGAACTGGGCGGGAAGTTACCAGACATTGCCGAGTTAATGGAGGTCGCATGATTATCGTTCAGACAGTTCCTCGCTTACTTCAGGAATGTAACGGATGCCTCAGCGAGGTAGCCCGCAAGCTTTCATGCCATCGCGATGCCGTCAGGAAGTACATCGGTGACATTCACGCTAAGCGCCACGCAGTCATCAATGGCGTGCTGATGACCAGCGCCCGCTCGCATGAGGAGGCTTCATCGTGACCACAGTAACCAGTATCGCATTAGCTCAGCAGCGCCAGAAGGATAAGGAAATGCTTGAGGCTGTTGAATGGCAGCTTAACAACATTCACGAGACCGAGCGGCGCTTAAAGGACATGCGTAAGGAGCTGGAAAACCGGCTCGGTATCAACAAACCAGAGGGAGGCGATGCAGCATGAGACTCACACCAGTATTTGGCATGGTTAACTTCATCGACGATGCGCACTTCCGCCGCGTATGGAAGCATCCGAAGAAAACCATCAACTCCCGTCAGAAAGCGTGGGTGCATTACATGCTTCAGGTATGGGGCAAAGTTAATGCAGGTGACGATTCGCCAGCCGGGGCTATCAACGTTATCGGACGTCTGATGATCCGCAGTCAGTGGAGCGATGATAAGGCTAAGCAGATAGAAAGCGTTGTCATGCGGCTATACGAGGAAGAAGGCTTGCGGGGCGATGCTCTGTATCAGAAAGCTCGCGAGCTGGTCATCCCGCAATCTTCATTCAGCAACATCATCGCTCTCGCCAAAGAATCAGATGATGCTGCGTTTGTTGAGCGCGTAATGGTTAAAACCTTTCATCGAGAAAGTCCCGTCCGCGATGTAGCTATTAAGCGATATTGCAACCGCAATTGCACGCAAGATATCGCCAGGCTGATGAGCCATGTCACCGGGATGGATGTGCAGTCATGTCGGCGTCGTGTTGTCTGGTGCGAGAATGTGCTCGACTCGGAAATATTTTTCGCAATGAGGCGTGAAATTGAAAATGAATTTCCTCAATTAGCGGCTTAAGTAATAAATATTTTCCGAAAGCATTGCAAACGCGAAATCGAAGTAGTACATTTTGTGTATGCTCGGAGCAAAAGCGAACTGAGCAGCCCAAATTGAAGTCCATGCCACCCGGCCGCAGATAATATTTAGAGTCTGCATGCTGGCTTGGCATGGCAAAAGCCCTGAGTTAATCGCTCGGGGCTTTTTTATTGGCGAAATCTGGCAAGAGCATTAGGCAGACGGCAATCCGCATCCCCCGAATAGCACAGATGCGAAAGGTTGATGTGGAACTGTGACGACGCTCGTCAGTGCTCTTTCCAGTTTTCGTCACGTTAGCGACTTTGCGGCATTTTAGAAACTGACCACAAAGATAAATGCAAACGATGAACAATTCCTGGCAGTAGCCTAACGGCCAAACACCAGTGAGGTCTTCCGATTCCTCATCAAGTAATTCGGCGCACTGGCCCGGTGTGATTAATAATGGGCACCCACCAATGAGAGCATTACAGAACAGGCAGCGTAGGTGCGTCCGAGGCAGCGTAACTGATAGTGCTTTCATTCGTGGGTAACAACGGGCATATCGCCTTAGTAAATCCCATATAGGTGCTGGGTTGATCGCCAGCCGTTGCTCCACGAAACGGAGCCCGCAACAGGCAAGAGCATTGACGAGAGTCGAGTGGAAAGGCGGGCAGCAACAACATGCCGAAGTGGGTTCAACTCCCACCGCCAGTGCTCTTTCCGTTGTGGTGTATTGCCATTGCTACTGGCTTTAAGACTCCCCTTTAAGAGGCCGTCACTTCTGGCAAGATGGCGAGCGGACGGAAGTGTAGGCAGCGAGAAAAACTCGCGGCAATTCGTGCGAAAATTCGGTGAAAATCCGCAAAGGCTTAGCAACCTTCACCACAACCAAATCAGACGTTAGAAAATAAAATCCCCGCCGAAGCGGGGAACATCTTAACCTGGTGGGTTATGGGACATCTCTTCGAGGACTGTACATCTTCCCGTTGAGCACTATGCACCCCATGCTAATCCACTTAGTAACCTGTTGAGGCAGCACTCCACACGCTAAGGCGAAATCAGCCTGGCTAGGGAAGTTCTTCTCAATGTACTCTTTGATCGGCATAGTCGCAGATCAAAACTCAGCGAAACATTTTTCGACGAAGCGTTCGCTTTCTTCGTCAACTGAAATTGCTTCATCAAACGCCACGTCATAACCGAGAGACTCGGCCTTGCGCTGAACGAAAGCGAAAAACTCTTTCGCTTCCTCCTTGCTCATGTCGAAACGTGAATCCGGTGCGTAGGTGTTAATGGTGATAGTGGTCATAGCATTCGCTCCTGTTTAGATGGGTAGATAATAAACCAAAAAGGTTTATATGTTATGGCATACATCACAATATCCATACAAATTTTAAGGCTCGCTTCGGCGGGCATTTTCGTATTAGGCCACAGGCAATCAATCACAGATGAACCCTCGCATCCAATGCCTCGCTGGCCTTTCCTAACTACACCACAGCACTTCCTATCGGAGGTGTGAGATGTCACATATGAGCAAATTAGCTTCTGGCGCAGCTTATGGCGCATCTGCCGGGACGGTGGCTAATGGGTTGTTGACCCGGCTAAGTCCTGACGAGTGGAGCGCAGTAGGCGTTATCGCCGGTATTGTCGTGGCGCTACTGACGTTCGGTATCAACTGGTATTACAAACGCAAAACCACGCTGGCGCAGATACAGGCGTATGAGCGATGGCCTTCCGCAGCCGGGCAGTTATCAAAGGAGGACTAACGATGGCTATCCCGTCCTCACTGAGAAATAAACTGATTGCCGCAGCGGGTGCAGGTTCGATGGTCATCGCCACGATATTCATCGGTGGCAAGGATGGCGTAGAGGGTCGCAAGTATCAGGCCTACAAAGATGTCGCTGGCGTCTGGACTGTCTGCGACGGCCATACTGGCAACGACATCATTCGCGGTAAGACCTACACCGACAAAGAATGCGATCGGCTTTTATGGAAAGACCTGCAACCAGCTAAAGCGACAGTAGACAGGCTGGTCAAGGTTCCGCTTAACGAATACCAGCGCGCCTCGCTTTACAGCTTCGTTTTCAACGTAGGCAGTGACGCCTTCGCTAAATCGACGCTTCTTCGCAAGCTGAACAAAGGCGACCAGGAAGGGGCGTGTGAAGAAATGCGCCGTTGGGTCTATGCAGGCGGTATGAAGTGGAAGGGATTGCAAAACCGACGAGAGATGGAACGCTCCATGTGCCTGGCGGAAAGCGAAAATGACCTTTAACTGGAGGCTCATTCTCTTCGCCGTGATGGCTCTGCTACTGGCAATCGCTATTGTCATCGCCAGTCATTACCGGTCAGCGCTCACAGAAACGAAGGCATCTTTAACCAGGGTAAACCAAGAATTAAATCTGGCTAAAGACACTATCACAGATATGCAGACTCGCCAGCGCGATGTCGCAGCGCTCGACGCCAAGTACACACAGGAGCTTGCAGATGCTCAGAGCACTATCAATCAGCTTGAGCGCGATGTTGCTACTGGCAAGCGTCGGCTGCAGCTCAACGCAACCTGCGCTGCGAACGGAACGACCGGCACCGGCAGCCTGGGCGATGCTTCCACCGCCCGACTTACAGACTCCGCTCAACGGGATTATTTCACCCTCAGAGAGCGAATCGAAACAGTGACCAAACAGGTTAACTATCTGCAGGACTACATCCGGCAGCAGTGCCTGAAGTAACCGAGCCTCGCAATAGCGGGGCTTTTTTATGCGCTTCGCACGCGCAAACAATAACCCGAGCCTTTCAGAAAGCTGAGCCTGAGAACAACCGTTGGCATCATGGCGGCCTCTCGGGTGGCGGCTGTTCTGTGCGACAGGCTCATCTTCCTAAAAGGTAATTGTCATGAAAGAGATGATCTCGGTAGAGCGTGAAGTGTCCATGAGCAGCCTGGACTTCCTGAATAGCATTATTAACCCGGCTCGCGTCGAAGCCGGAGAAACCCCTCATGAGCCACGTAAGTTTCTGGCAAAAATTGAGGATGAGCTGGAGCTGGACGGAACCGGAAAAAATTCCGGTTAAACAATAACCACACTCAAACAGCTTATTACGATCTCGACTTTGACCAGATGATGCTGGTAGGCATGAGAGAGTCAAAGGCTGTAAGGCGCTCAGTGCTGGCAAAGCTGAAAGTGATGCACGGCCCGCAGATTCCGCAGACGCTTCCCGAAGCACTTCGTCTCGCAGCAGACCTCGCAGAGCAGAATGCCCAACTGGAAAGCAAGCTCGCTATTGCCGCGCCTAAAGTCGAATTCGTTGATCACTACGTCGAGGCAACAGGCGCTATGGGCTTCCGAGAAGCAGCGAAACTGCTGAAGGTGAAAGAAACAGACTTCCGGTTGTTCCTGATTGAGCAGGGCATCATGTATCGACTGGCCGGAAAACTGACACCCTATGCTCAACATCTCGATGCCGGCCGCTTCACCATGAAAACCGGAGAGAACCAGAACAACTGCCATGCATTCACTCAGGCCAAGTTCACTCCGCGAGGCATTCAGTGGGTAGCTGCATTGCTGGCAGGTCACGACCTCAATGACCAGGCAGCCTAAGAAGAGGTGAGAGCCTCTTTCACAACGGCTCTCCATTACAAAAAATACCAGCTGCCAGCGGGCTAGATAATGGTATAATTATTCAAATGGCGCTGGATTAGGATACTGCGATGAGATTCGAAGATAATCAGATAATTTACGAAAGCGACCTGAATATTTTTGACCTGCACGACCGAGTCATTGACTTCTCTGTAGACCCGCACATTAAAGAACCAGATAAACCTATTGGCATCTATCGAGCCTTTTATAAAAATGGAATCGAAATAGCTCATTGGATACAGCCAATCGAGTGACCCATAACCGCCCCCTCCGGGCGGTTTTTTATTGGAGTAAACATGGCTGAAACCTACCGCATCACAGTCAAAACCAAAACAGGCGAAACGCATGAAGGTCTGATGAAGCGATCTCAGCCAGAGATTATTAACGGCTTCATCGGCATCGCTCGCGAGGACGGCTCATGGGTATACCTGGCACCTGATAATGTGCAGGAGATGGAATACGTTCCTGAGCCTGAAGCCGAAGAACAAACATCATAAGGAATGAATATGGCAGGTCTGACAATTAAGCAAGAGGCTTTCTGTCAGGCATACATCGAAACGGGTAATGCTTCAGAGGCTTATCGGACGGCGTATGCTGCTGACAAGATGAAGCCGGAAGCGGTACATGTTCAAGCCAGCAATTTAAAGGATAACCCTAAGATCGCCCTAAGACTCAAGGAGCTTCAGGGAGAGATTAGGCAGCGCCATAACGTAACTATTGATTCTCTATTGGCTGAGCTGGAAGAGGCTCGCCAGAAAGCATTAAGCGCCGAAACGCCTCAATCATCAGCTGCTGTAGCTGCAACAATGGGCAAGGCTAAGCTCACCGGGCTTGATAAGCAGGTCGTGGAACTAACAGGTCAGGGTGGCGGCCCGGTTCGGGTAGTCACTATGTCGCCTGACGATATTAAGCGGGTGATGGAGAATGACGACTGCTGACGATTCTATCCGTGCCAGCATGTGCGAAGCTGACGGGCTTTACTTTGCCCGCTACTTCTTCAAGCAGCGGACTGGCGGAAAGATGATAGTGGCACCTCATCACAAGGTGATTCAGCAAACGCTGGACAGAGTGATAGACGGCGAGATTAACCGGCTGATCATCAACGTTCCGCCTGGCTACACGAAAACAGAACTGGCAACCATCAACATGATGGGGCGCGGTCTGGCACTGAATAAACGCGCCCGTTTTATGCACCTGTCCTACTCGCACAACCTCGCACTTCTGAACTCATCCACTGCCCGCAGCATGATTAAGTCGCAAGCCTACCAGGCGATGTGGCCGATGGAACTGCGCGACGACGCCGACAGTAAGGCGATGTGGTGGACGGAGTATGGTGGCGGTGTGTATGCCTCATCGTCAGCAGGTCAGGTAACAGGCTTCCGTGCCGGGCATATGGAGCCAGGTTGGCAGGGCGCGCTGATTATCGATGACCCCGTTAAGCCCGACGACGCTTATTCAGAGACTGTTCGTGACGGCGTAAACAGCCGCTTCAACGAGACGATTAAATCACGCCTGGCTATCGAAACCACGCCGATGATAGTCATCATGCAGCGCATCCACTATCACGACCTGAGCGGGTATCTGTTGCGAGGTGGTAGTGGTGAGATGTGGCACCACCTGAACCTGCCGGTAATTATCGACAACAGCCTGAGCTACTCAGAACAGTACCCGGAGAACACTCACGCCATACCGATTGACCACGGACTGCCTGATGGCTGGTTGTGGCCGTTTAAGCATAACGAGTCGCATCGTATAGCTCTGTTCTCGCATCGCCGCACTGCTGAAGCGCAGTACATGCAGCGACCTCGCCGGTTTAATGCTGAGGGCGCGCTGTGGACAGAGCAGATGATTGCATCAGCACGAGCCCTGAACATCACCGAGCAGCTATCCAGAACGGTTATTGCTATCGACCCGCAAGCCACCAACAGCGAAGAGAGCGATGAAACGGGGATTGTGGCCGCAAGCTCATACGGTGCGGGTGATAAGCGACAGTATTCAGCCGACGGCGACTACAGCGGAAAATATTCCCCTAACGGTTGGGCGACACGCGCAATGGACGCTTACAAACAGCATGACGCCGATGCGATCGTTATTGAAACCAACCAGGGCGGCGACATGGCAGAGGACACGCTCCGCAATGCCGGTTTCAAAGACCGGATTATCCGCGTCCATGCAAGCAAGGGTAAGTTCGCGCGAGCAGAGCCAATATCAGCGCTGTATGCGCAGGGTCGCGTAGCCCACCGCGGTAATCTCTATCAACTGGAAAACCAGCAGATGGAGTACGTGCCAACCACATCCAAAAAATCCCCCGACCGCCTTGATGCGCTGGTATGGGCGATGACCGAATTAAGCGGCCAGTCTAAAGGCGCAATCTTCTTCTAAGGAGTTCATCAGTGAGTGAACAACAAGGCGAGGTTTCATTCCTCGTGAACGCCCTTGCTGATGCGATAGGGCGGCAACGAATGCTGTACGCCCACGGACAGAACGGCAACACCAAGCGCACCAAGCTGTGGGATGAATTCGGATATCCGAGTGAGGTAGGTTTCGACCAGTACTATCGCGCTTATGAGCGCAATGCGGTGGCTCATGCAGCGGTGCATAAGCTTCTGGACTCGTGCTGGGTGGACAACCCGACCATCATCGACGGCGAAGAGAAGGATGAGTCTGGCGAGACCACTGAATGGGAGCGCACCGTTGAGAAGCTTCTCAAGCGCCATTGGGCGAAGCTGAAAGACGCAGACCGCCGTAATCTCGTGGGGCGCTACTCTGCCCTGTTAATTCAGGTTAAGGATGGCCGCGAATGGAAAGACCCGATCAACGCCGACTACATCCGGTCACTCGGCACTGAGCGACTGAAGGCGGTGGTTAAGCTTATCCCTGCGTGGGAAGCGCAGATTAAACCAGGTAATTTCGACACTGACACAATGTCGGAAACCTACGGCCAGCCTGTGATGTACAACTTCAACGAGCAGCCAGTCGGCGATGACGGAACTTATGGTCCTGTGCGCAGTGTTCAGGTTCACCCGAGCCGCGTCATCATCCTGTGCGAAGGTGCTGAAGACGAGAATATGCTCTCCGGCATTCCACTGTTGCGTGCCGGGTACAACAAGCTTCTCGACATCGAGAAGACGTCCGGTGGTAGTGCTGAAGGGTTCCTGAAGAACGCGAGTCGCCAGCTTGGTATCGCGTTCGACAAAGAAACCGACATCGCGACAATCCAGGCTCAGGCCAAAGAGGCAGGCTTTAAAGATTTGGGGGAAGCCCTGAATGACAAAATCTCTCGCTTCAACAAAGGTACTGACGCAGCACTGGCGATGCAGGCTGGTCAGTTGTCGGTGCTGTCAGTCGCGGCGGCTGACCCGACCCCCACATGGACGGTCGCAGCTAACGAGTTCTCCGCGACGATTCAGTGTCCGTTCACCATTCTCTTTGGTCAGCAGACCGGGCGTCTTGCCTCGGATGAGGACAAAACTGATTGGGCTAAGCGTTGCAATGGTCGCCGCTGGGGATTTATGACCGACTTCATCACCCGCGTCATTGAGCGCTTCTGGCAGATTGGCGTCATCGACCCGCCGGCATCTGGCGAGGTCACGCTCGCATGGTCTGATTTACTCGCGCCGAGTGAAAAAGAGAAGATCGCAAATATGCAGGCGATGGCAGCCGTGGCTAAAGACACTCAGCAGGCATACGGCACTCCAGCGATTACTGAGAATGAAATCCGTGCTGTCGGTGAGCTTGAGCCAATCAGTGAACCAGAGGAGCCTGCCGGCACCGCGACTACAGACCCGCTGACAGGTGACCCAATTGAACAACCGACAACGACCGGGCAGCCCGATAATTCCGCGCAATAAAGCCGACCCCACGCAGTCATACCGACCGGTTAACCGGATGTTCCGGGATATCGAGAACCGTTATTACCAGATAAAGAAGGCACTGAAGCAGTTGCTCGATGGGTATCTGGTCGGTAGAGAGCGTAGTGGCAATTCTCTCTACGGTTACATTCTGGCGAGAGACGGCAGTAAGCCGGACACGCTCTACCAGGTGAATGCTGGCACCTTCATCTACGATATGTCGCCACAACAACTGTCTGACCTGCTACTGCGCATAGAAACGATTCTGGACGATTATCTCCTTGAAGGTGGTAGTAACAACCTTTGGGCGCTCCAGTACGTTTCTGATGAGTATGAGCGCGGCACATTGCAGGCATTCACGAATCTTTCAGCGCAATCGGCTGTCTATGAGCAGTCAACGACGCTTCAGCAGTTGCTAAGCAGTCCGGCGTATCAAAACCAGGTGGCAGCGGCTTACATCTCTACCTACAGCGAATGGCGGGGAATAACTGATGCTGCTCGCGCAGACCTGGCGAACATAGTTTCTGATGCAATAGGGCGTGGTGTTAACCCAAGAGAGACGGCCAGCCTGATTAGCAAGCGCCTCGATGTGTCGATGAGCCGAGCCAAAACGATAGCGCAGACGGAGCAGGTGGGCGCGTTACGGCAGGCTCAATGGTCGGAGGCTGAATGGTCGAAGGAAAGGCTGGGGCTCAACACTGCGCTGTTGTGGATATCGGCTCTGAAATCGACGACACGCCCTTGGCACGCTGCGCGACACGGTAAGACTTTCACCACGGAAGAAGTGGAGTCCTTCTACGCGCAGAATGGTAACCGGTACAACTGCTATTGCAGCCAGATCCCCGTGTTACTTAATGATGACGGAGCCCTATTTAACGAAGGTCTGGCCGAAAAGTTATCTAAAGAGCGCCAAAAATGGAGTGGGATACCATGAGCCCTATGAACAGGGGAAAGCTTTCATTAAATAACCAAGCACCAATCTAGCTCCAGGGTCTGCCCGATCCTGAGGATTATTCTTCAGCCCCTGACCAACAATATCTGATATTTGACCTCTTGTTACGGTTCCCTTAGGGCATATAGAAGTGTCTCTCATTGTGTCCCATACGCCAGCGACATAACCCAAATATTCATTAGCTAATTCATAATCGGCGCTTGAGGCGGATCCGTTATCGGTACGGGTATACGCCTGATATTTCGTATAGAGATCATTCCCCGTCAAAAAACCGGCATTACATACGCTGCTAACGGAGAGCAGAGCAGCAAATATCACTTTTTTCATTTTTATATCCCAGAAAGGTAAAACATGAGACTCAACAGTATTCATGTAAAAAGCCTCGCCATCAACTCTTCAAACATCTCAACTGAAACCATCGACGGTGACGAGCATATCGTCATTCGTGGCGTCGTGCCTGTCGTGGATGACGTTGTCATGAATGGCGGGTTGTATCCGGCTGAGGAGATTAACAAGAGCTTTAAAACGCTCGAAGGCAACCCGATGCCTTTTGGGCATCCGAAGATTGGCAACGAGCACGTCAGCGCCACCAACCCTCGAGCAGTTAACCAGTTCCACGTCGGCGCATGGGCTGAGAACGTCCGCAAAGACGGTGACCGGGTTGTCATGGACATGAAGGTCAACAAGCGTATCGCGCAGTCGAGCGAGAAGGGTAAGCGCCTTATCGAGCGGCTTGATGAGCTTCAGGCTAACTCAAACGCTGAGCCGATTCACGTATCTACCGGGCTCCTGCTGCGCCGCGAGCAGAACAGCGGAAAGTCGAAGGGTAAGAGCTACTCATGGGTCGCCCGCAACATGCAGTTCGACCACGTAGCCATTCTTCTCGATGAGCCAGGAGCTGCAACACCTGAAGAGGGCGTCGGCATCTTCGTTAACGCAGATAACTCCCAACAGGAAGTAAGCGTAGAAAACGCAGACCTCGCGCAGGCATCGAACTGCACCAGGGAAGGACTGCTTAACAAGACCAAATTCTTCTTTACCAACGCATCAAATTTCTCATTCGACGATATCCAGCGGGCTATTAGCGACAAGCTCCGTGAGGGTCGTGACAACGATGATTGGGTATGGCCGGAAAGCGTATGGCCGGACTCCTTCGTTTATCGGGATGCAGATAAATATTTCAAACAGAAGTACCTCATCGACGATGACGGCAAGGCTCAATTCGTCGGCGAACCTGTAGAAGTCGTGCGCAAACCACCTGAGTACGAAATTAAAACCAACGGAGAAAGAGATCCGATGAAAGACATGATTATCAATGCGCTGAAAGCCGCTGGTAAGCCGACAGAAGGCAAATCAGAAGCTGAGCTGCTGGATGCGTTCAACCAGATGGCTGTTGAGAAAGCAGCTTCTAAAGGTGAGACGCCGGAAGAAAAGGCCGCTCGCGAGAAGAAAGAGGCTGAAGAAAAGGCGGCCAAAGACAAAGCAACCAATAGCGAAGAAGCACCGGCATGGTTTAAGCCGTTTGCCGACAAGCTGAGCTCTATCGAATCCGGCCTGACCGCTAACGCCGACCAGGAAAAAGCGACCAAGCGCGAAGCGGTGAAAGCCAAGTTCAAGCTCGACGACATGGCAGTTAACGCTCTCGATGGCGCGGCTCTGGATGGCCTGTACGCACAGTGCGCTACCACTCGCAGCCTGTCCGGCGCATTCAACCATTCCACCGATAAACCCTTCTCTGAGATGCCGGAGTAATAAAAATGGCTAAAGACGGTAAACACGTAATTCACGCGGGTGGCGTATTCCCGAACCCGCTTCTGAACCGCGAAGGCGGCGCAGCCGCAGCGACTCAGCCGGGCACCATCGGCGTATTCACCAACGGCAAATTCACTGCATCCACTAACGGCGGCGAAAGCGCTGTGCTGTATGTGGCGAACTATGACTACCTGCGCTGCATGGGCGTCGATGACGTCATTCCTGCTAACGAGCTGGTCGTCGGCATTCAGTTACTGCCGGGCATGTTCCTGAACGTCCGCGCTGCTGCCGGCACCTATAACAAAGGCCAGGCACTGGCTATCTCTAACGGTCGCGTCACTTCCGGCGGCACTGCATCCGCAGTCCTGTTCGTGGAAGAAGACACAGCGACAACCGTAGCTGCAGGTGACCTGCTGCGCGTAGTGGTCAAGTAAGGAGACCGATTAATGTTTGTATATTCCACATCACTTGGCGAAAAGACTCGCAACCTGGAAGTAAACCAGGAGCAATTCCGCGCGCTGCAGGCTGAACGTAACGCTACTGCACAGGCAGCCGCCGATTTTCTGGGGCGAGCTCAGGGTATCCGTGAAGACAGCGGTCGTCTTGATGCTGTTAACGCAGTAGACGATATCCGCCGCCTGTATCGCGCTTTCGATACTACTGTGCTGCAGCAGTTCGAGCCGAACACGCAATTTACTCTGCTGAACGACCTGATGCCGCTGTCCCGCTCTGTACGTATCGAGCAATCACGTTACGACTACGCTCGCACCGGTGGACGTGGCTGGGCTCACACCTCCATGTCGGGTCAGATTGGTGCCGCTCTCGATGCGCGTACCTACACATTCGACGGCACGATGGTTCCGATCCACGATTCCGGCTTTAAATTCACCTGGCGCGATCCCATCTTCAACAGCCCGTCAGCACTTCAGTCTCAGGCTGATGCACAGCGCGGTTCTGTAGAGGATGTTCAGCGTAAGTACGTTGATTACATGTGGGATGGCTTCCGCGATGCGGCTGGCAACTATGTGCAATTTGACGGCCTGACCTGGAAGGGTTTCCGCGCCGATGAGCGTGTCGCTCAGGTAACGCTGAACGTAAACATGGCGACCAACACCGATCCGAAAGCAATTCGCGCCGAAGCAATCCGTCTGCGCGATGTGTTGAAGCTGCAGAACTACCAGTACGGCCAGCAGACCTGGTATGTTTCCTCTGAAATCATCTCCAACCTGGAGCAGTATTACAGCGATAACTTCCAGTCTCGCACCGTACTGCAGGAGCTCCTGACCCTGACCGGTATCGCGGCCATTAAAGAAGACGCGAAGCTGCAGGGTAATGAAATCCTGATTGTTCCGCTGCAGGCTGGCGTAGTTGCTCCGATTGTAGGCCAGGCCATCGGCACCGTTGCCGACCCGCGTCCGTTCTACAACAGCGATTACATCTGGCGCACCTGGGGCGCAATGGGCCTGATGGTCAAAACCGACATCAACGGTCACTACTCCGTGGTTCACGCCACTGGCGAAGCGACCAGCTAAGGAAGCGATATGGCACTGGTAAAAGTTATCTCATCAAACCTTTTTGCCGGTGCCAATTTCCAGAAGCTGGAGATTGGCTCTGAGGTAGAGGTTGCCGATTCAATCGCCGAACGCTGGGTTAATGCCGGGCTGGCCGAGTACCTGGAAGAGCGCCAGCTGGAAGTCGCCACACCCAGGCGCGGACGGAAACCCAAAGATAAGGAGTGACCATGGCTATCACGCCAATCACAGCAGCGCAGGTTAAACAGCAGCTGTCGTCCCTCGGTTACTCCATCCCTGACTTCATCATCGACGCATATCTCTGCAAGCTCAGCAGCATTGAGCAGTGCCTGGAGGCGTCTGGCTACGACGAATGTGACGTCGTGCTGATTCAGGTCTATGCCGTCTCTCTCATGGCCTTAACGGCATACAGTCAGCGCATTAAATCGCAGTCAGCGCCTTCAGGGGCGTCGCGGTCATTCGACTATACCGGCGATGTGCTTTCGATGCGTGACGCTCTTCTGTCACTGGATAAGAGCGGATGTACGGCGTCGCTGCCGATTGACGTGGGTAGTCGTGTTGGCTTCTTTGATGTCGTTGGGGGCTGCTGATGGCAAATTGCATTAATTCATCCTTTTCAGGTGTGGATGTCGAAATCACCTATATCGACTCTACTGGTGAGCATACATATAAAGCCCTCAAAGACCGCAAGACACATCCGAAGGCATTCTTCATGTACCTGGGGTTTGACAGCGATTCACCACCACCTTTCTTACCATTGGATGAAGGTGATTACGTAAGCTCATCAAGTGTCACGCGAGTAAAGGTTAAGCCCATCAAAGTGGGTTTAGAACCAGACCAGCACCTGGAGTATGCGTTATGAGCTCAGTAGCTAACTGGTCATACACCGCAACAGCGACAATCTGGCGAAAGCTTGACGGGCAGGACGACTACGGCGCCCCGCTGGGATATGCAGCGCCTGAGCAAATTCTCTGCGGCTATGAAGGCGGCCTGAGCAAACGCATCGGCGGTATTGGTTCAGAAATCGTTGCGAAAAACACAGTCTGGACTGAGTACGCACTGGCTAAGACTGGCGACTATGTGCTGATTGGCAATTCCGACCTGGCTGACCCGAAAGAAGCCGGAGCTGATGAGGTTCAGCAGGTGCTTCGCTATGAAGACACCTTCGAGCGCATCGCCGACGACTACGCCATCATAACAGGAGTCTGATATGGCCGGTAAAGTTCGCGGCATTGCCCAGGCGAAAGCCAATATGGACGCGCTGATTAATGACGTGCAGGGGCGCAAGGTCGTCAGGGCCGTGCAGTCAGCACTGTTAATCGGTGGCGCGCAGGCAGCGTTATACACCCCAATCGACACATCAACGCTTCTGAACAGCCAGTTCCGGGAGATTGACGCTAACGGCACAAAGGTAACCGGCAGGGTGGGCTACTCGGCCAACTATGCGGTTTACGTTCACGATCCGAATGTTCCGCAAACCTTCCGCCGCGCCACTGCCCGCAAAGAGTTCCTTACCAAAGGCTTTGAGGACACCCGAGAGCAAATCGACCGGGTTATGAAGCAGGAGCTGTCTCTATGAATCCGCCAATGCATACGCGCGTGCGTAACTACTTCATGAATGCTGGCCTGACGGATGGCTTTAAGGTTCAACTGCTGATGTGGACAGACTCAGGCACTGAATCTGACCGGTTCATGGTGTTTCGTCCAAATGGCGGCAGCAATATCCGAAACGGCCTCGGCAATGAGCAGTACATCCTGGTCGACGTTATAGGCGCAAAAGGTGGCAATGCATTTGTCGATGAGCGCGTGCAGCAGATTGTCGATTACGTCCAGCAAAACCCTATGACCGATGATTGTGTCGGTTATCTCCAGAATATGGGCGCTATGCCCACACCAATTCCTACAACCGAAGGACGCCTTGTCTATCGGCTTCAATTCGTCGCCACCTACGGCGAGTAATTAAACGTCAAAGAGGAAGTAACATGGCTAATTGCCCAACCAGCAACGAACGCTTGTTCGGTGGCGCTATTGTGCTTGAAGTTGCCGACGGCTGCCCGGATACGGTGCCGCTTGAATCGGAATGGAAAGCGCTGGCCGCCGGTACGTCAAAAGGATTCGACTTCAGCCCGAACACCGTGACCAGTGATGCTGACGATGGCGGCGGCTTTGTCGAGAGCATCACCACAAACTCGGACTTCACCATCAGCTTTGAAGGTGAGGTGCGTAAAAACGACAAACTCGACCAGTATGGCATCGGTCGATTCATCAAGTACTTCGCTACCGAGCTTAAGGCCAAGCGCCAGCCAGGTATCTGGGTTCGCCTAGAATACGGTCCGGTGACCTTTCAGGGCTACATGGTTATCACCGCCCTCAGCTCTGATGGTGGCACCAATGATATCGTGACCTTCACCACCGAGTTCAAAGTGGGTGACTCCAGCACCGTGCAGGTTACTGACACCTCCGAACCTTCCAGCTAAAACACAGCGGGGCGCAAGCCCCCTTTCTGAGACAGAGACATGCAGGTTCTGATAAACGGAATTCCTTACGAGCCCGCGTCGGCGCGCTCATCTGGCATTGGTATTGCCATCACCACTCACAACCGCCCAGAAGTGCTTGCTCGTGCTCTTGAGCAGCACCAGAAGCATCTACCACCCGGCGCGGTGATTGTAATTGTCGATGATGGCTCGGTGCCTGCTGCCATAGCACCAGAATCTGCACGGCTCATCCGTCATGATCAATCTCAGGGAATCGTTGCATCTAAAAACGCCAGCATTGAAGCCCTGATTGATGCTGGTTGCGAACACCTGTTCCTGTGGGATGATGACGCATGGCCGATTGCCGATGGCTGGCATATTCCGTATATCGAGTCTCCTGAGCCTCATCTGGCATATCAGTTTCTCGACCTGGCTGGCCCATGCAAGCTGAATGACCTTTCAGTCCTGTACCGTGATGAAAAACATATCGCCTACACCGGGCAGCGCGGCGTGATGCTCTACTACCACCGCAGCGCGATTGAAAAGGTTGGCGGGTTCGACCCGGCTTACGGGCGCGGGATGTACGAGCATTCAGACCTCGCTCTGCGCATTCATAATGCAGGTCTTACCTCATGGGCTTACGCAGACGTTATTGGCTCTGAGAAGCTGATTTACTCACTGGATGAGCACGAGTCGGTAGAGAGGTCAGTACCCAAGCCTGAACGCGAGCGGCAGGTTAGCAACAACGTAAAAATTCACAACGAGCGCCGGGACTCCGGTTATACCGGATGGGCACCATACAGAAAGCAGCGTAATGCCGTCATCACAACCTTGCTGACCAGTCATCCTGACCCGCAGCGAGGAACCAGGATGAAGCCAGAGCAGTCACTTATCGCCAGATGGTCAGAGTCGATTAAAGGTGCCGACGCAGTCATTCTCGCTGACGAGTTTGAATACTCACCTCCAGGCCAGACGACCGTTCGCGTGCCTGTTGTCAATATGAACGTTTATTTTCGGCGCTGGCTGCATATATGGCAATACCTGCGCGACCATCCTGAATATCGGTTCGTCTGGTGCACCGACGGGACAGATGTCGAGATGCTTCGCGAGCCGTGGAATGAGATGCATCCGGGCGTGATTTATGTCGGCTCTGAACCAAAGACATATTCCGATGAGTGGGCCATCAATAATCATCCTGAGCGCGTGTATCAGTCATTCCTGAAGCAGTACGCCAGTGACACCATGCTGAACGCCGGATTGCTTGGCGGGTTACGCGAAGATGTCATGGAGTTTGCTCACCGCATCGTGCGGCTTTACTACCGCATCGAGTCAGAACGATTCTGGAAGAAAGAGGGAGCCGCCAGGGCGGTTGGCGACATGATCGCATTCGGCATCGTGGCGAAGTCGTTCGGTGACCGAGTGATTACCGGCCCGAAAGTGCACACGGTGTTTAAGACCAACGGCATCGGCAAGGAAACAGCATGGTGGCAGCACAAGTAACATTCGCGGTGGTAGGTCATCACCGACGCGCCGAGCAGGCTCACAGGCTTGCTGAGAGCCTTAATGCGCGGCTTTTTATCGATGATGCCGACCACGGAGCCAACTGGAATCACCTGAGAGCAATCAAGTGGGCTGCCGGGCAGCCATCGCGAGTAGTCGTGCTGGAAGATGATGCCCAGCCGGTGGATGGTTTTGCAGAACTAGCGGCTGAATGGTGCGCCAGATTCCCTGATGAGCTAATCAGTTTTTACCTCGGCACTGGTCGCCCGCCGCAGTATCAGCAGCAGATTGCTGAACGTCTTATCGCCGCTGACAAGTGCCGTGCAGATTACATCACCCTGAACCGGCTTATTCACGGCGTCTGCTATGCGCTGCCAGCCAGCGGAATTAACCGCATCCTGATGAACTGGAGCCAGCGCAAACCGGCGGACTATGCCCTCGGCGACGCATGGGGAAGGGATGTTGTTTACCCTTGCTATTCCCTTGCAGACCATGCCGACGAGATGCCCGTGGAAAAGGCTTTCGACGGCCTGCCGAGAACCGAGAGAAGAACAGCGTGGAGGCTTTATCGGTGAATACCCCGCTTAAAGAGATTGGCGAGTGCCTAATCAGCGTTGACGGTAATGATTATTTCTTCCGGCCTTCATTTGTGAACATGTCACGCATTGGCGAACCGGATGAAATTGTTCAGGTGTTTTACGACCTGCACAACGATGAAGTAACCAGCCTGGTTAGTCGAGCTGTTGAGGCTTACGGATACGTTCCGCAATGGCTCATCAGCCACATCAAGACTACCAGTTACGGCCGCAAGGCGTTTCTCGCTTCAGTGGTTGTTCTGAATGCCTGTTGTGAAAAAGACGCTGGCCCATTGACCGGCGTATTCCATCCCTCTAAAGGCAGCGGGCGCACATTCAAGATTCGGAAAGGCGCGCTGCCTGAATCTGACATGCTGCTGATTGCGCAGTCACTGATAACTCATGGTGTTATCGGGAAGGCTAAGGTTCGCAGGCTCCAAAGGCATGAAAACGGGGAGACCAGCACTGAGTTCCGCGCCGTCGATTACATCGTGGCCGCGCAGGCACATTTCGGCATGACCGAGCAGGAGGCTGGCAATCTGACAATGACCAAGTTTCAGATGCTACTGGCAACCAAATACCCTGAGCAGAAAGGTTTTACTCGCGAAGAGTATGATCAAGTAGCAGATGATTATCTTGCCAGGAAGGCCAGGCGTTTGTCGCAAGCGGCGTAGCCAACTCAGGCTGGTTTTTTGCTACCAATAATGGCGGGTAAGTCATGCGGTCTTATGGTGTTAAGATGTTTCTGATTGCAATCAATGGAAACATAAAAAATGAAAAAGGCATTGGCTTTAGCCGCAGTAGTAATGTTGTTAGCAGGGTGTAGCTCACGCGTGGCCGATTTGACCGTGGCGAGTACCAAAAACTACAACCTCAATTCAAACAATTTCGTTAAAGGTGCTCGCGTTCAGGGAGAAGACTCGGCTCCCGTGGTAATTTTCCCTCTCGGCATTCCCAATGTGAAGACTGCTATCGACAGAGCTATTGAGAAGAATCGTTGCTCAGTTGCGCTTTCTGATGTCGTTGTGACTCAGTTCAACCACTCTTTCCTGTTCGGCAAGTTTGGCTTCATTGTTGAAGGAACTGAGGTGATTGACCGTCGCCAGCCCGGTTGCGAGAACGCGAACTAAAACAGAGCCACCTACGGGTGGCTTTTTTGTATCAGTTGGTATGCAATCCCCCGCAAGTTTCCCTCCCGTTGGTTGATAAGTGATCTTTTGCTGTTATGATCTCGAGTAAAAATAGTGAGACCTTGAAAGTTATCATGAGCAAAAAAGGGATATTAATTGGCATTGCGATGATATCTGCATGTTTGGTTGGTTCAGTCTTTCTAGTTTCCTCTGAGGACGCGCAGGGTGCCGCAATGGTTAGCGCTTGCGATGCCCTGACCAAAAGTCAAATGAAGTCACCATCAACATATAAAATGTTGGACTCTTTATTTGAAATAAAGAAAGTTGATAAAGAGCATATCTCTGCCAAATTAAAGCAGATAGATAACGACGCCATAAGCCAAGGTGTTACCAAAGGCTATTTTAGCCTGAGTGAAGGAAAGGCTTTTGTTGATTTTGAAGCACAAAACTCCTTTGGAGTGCCATTAAAAGACACCACGCAGTGTAACTTCAACATCTATGCTGACTCTTGGGCATCTCTTGAATCGGCAACGGTGGGTGATAGGGATGTGAGCATGGCTGATATAATTATCACATCATCTGAACACAAGGTTGATTCAGGATTTTCATCAAAGCTTAAATATCTTAAATTAAAGATTCTTCAAAAAATCTGATTTATACACAGCCAAAACCCGCCAATGTGCGGGTTTTTTGTTTTCTGGAGACCACCGATGGCCGGAGATAAGCAGTTAGGTAACATCGTCTACCAAGTGGAAATGGATGTTGCTAAGCTCATTGCAGCGCAGCAAAAGGTTAATCAGCGTCTTGACCAGATGGATGGTAGTTTTAATAAGTCATCTCAATCCGCTGGTCGTTTCGAGGGCGCATTAAACAAGGTTGGGCTTGCTATTGCTGGCGCTTTCACAATAGAAACGGCCAGGCGGTTAATCGAAATTGGCGATCAGATGAATACCCTGCAAGCCAGGGTTGCGCGCCTGAGTCCAAGCGTTGATGCTGCCAAAGAGTCAATGAAGGCATTGTCAGCTATTGCCTCTCAAACCGGGAATAGCCTTTCAGATACTGAGCGACTTTGGGAGACTCTCACCTCAGCCCTGAAAGAAACAGGCGCAACAAATTCACAGATTCTTTCCCTGACTGACACACTTCAAAAAATAGGCACTATCGGCGGGTCGTCTGCTGAGGAAATGTCTAATGCCCTGCGACAGTTCGGGCAGTCAATTGCAGGCGGTGTTGTTCGTGCTGAGGAGTTCAACTCCATTCTTGAGCAAATGCCGGAACTGGCAAGGCAGATAGCGGCCGGGTTAGGCATTTCGATTGGTCAGTTAAGACAGCGAATGCTTGAAGGCAAGCTAACTGCTCAGGACGCGCTAAACGCTATCCAGAAACAGTCGGAGAGTGTTAACGCTGAATTCGACAAAATGCCAGTTAGCATCGACAGAGCTAAAAACAGTCTCGATGTTGCCTTTAAAAACGCAATAAGCGATCTGAACCAGGCAATAGGTCTGACATCCACACTTGCCGGATTAATGCAAAGCGTTGCTGATAACCTTAATTATTACAATAACAACGCAGGCGATGCCGGAAGGATGCCAAAACTTATTAAGTTGCAGCAAGAGCTTAATAAGGAAGTTCAGGAAGGGCAGCGCTGGTATGAAAGCGATGCTGTTTTTCAGCAAAGAAGAGGACAAGCTGCTTTTGAGCTTAAGCGCACAGAGCAGGAAATAGCCAGCATTCGCGCCAAGGCTGCAAATGAAGCCAAAAACAATCAAGGTTTCAAAAGCCCTTCAACCAACGGTGATGATGCTGCTACCCAAAAGCTTGTCAAAAACTCGGAACGCAGATTAGCACTAGCCAAGCTTGAAGGTGAGGCTCGCGCACGGCTGCAGGCTCAATATGATGCTGCCGATGCCGGGATTACTGACCTGAAACGCGTGAAGGCACTACAGGACGAGTATGCCGAGACATACCGCGTAACTGAAGCAAGAAAGGAAAGCAACAAGGAAGGCAAGCAGTCTGCCAGCCAGGCGGAGGCGATAGCGCAGAAACTGGAGGCGCTGAAACAACAATCAGAACTTGCTGCTGATTCAACAGGAGAGTTAAGCAGAGAGCAGGCGATGCTAAATGCTGAGCTTTCTCTTGGAAAAGGTGCTACCCAGGCTCAAATCCAACAGGCAAGACAGTATGCTGCGACTAAATGGGATACAGCCAATGCCATTAAGGCACAGGCTGCCGCTGAGAAGCTACTCCCGGAAGCGCGAGAGAACGCCAGCTATAAGCAAGACGTGCAAGACCTGAATACTGCATTGTCTGCGAAAAAAATAAGCCAGGAACAATATAACCAAACTTCAGAGAGACTTGAGGCTGAGCACCAAGCTAACCTGGCAAAAATACGCGCTCAGCAAGTAGTTACGCCGCAACAGGAAGCTGCAGGCAGTGTTGATCCAGTTCAGCAGTTAGTGAATGAAAACACCAGAAAGCTTGCTCTCATTCAGCAATTCGAGCAGCAAGGCGTTATCTCACATCAGAACGCCCTTGCTTTACAGGCAGCTGCTGATCGTAAGTATGAACAGGAACGCATTGCTGCTCAGTGGGAAATATGGCGAAACCAGAGCGCAGGAAACGAAGCACTTGCTGCGTCATTCGATGCACTTGCTGGTAACGCTTCAAACGCACTAACAGGAATAATCACAGGAAGCATGAGTGCTGAAGGCGCTGCCAGGTCGCTGGCAAGCACGGTGCTCAATAGCCTGGTTAACTCCTTCGTCCAGATGGGTGTTGAATGGGCTAAGAACGCCATCATTGGAGCCACTACTCAGCAGGCCGCCATAGCGGCAACTACAGCCACCCAGGTTAGCGCTCTTGCCACCACAACGGCGGCAAGCACCGCATCAGCAGCTGCCACGACAGCGGCATGGACACCTGCAGCTATCGTCGCATCTATCGGGTCATTCGGTGGTGCCGCTGCGGTTGGGCTTGGCGCTGTCGTAGCAGCACTCGCTCTTTCTGGAAAGCGCAAAAACGGGGGCCCGGTATCAGCGGGTGGGATGTATCAGGTAGGCGAGGGCGGGATGCCGGAGATTTACCAGGCCAGTACCGGGAAGCAGTACATGATCCCCGGTGACAATGGCCGGGTGATAAGCAACAAGGAGATGACGGCGGGGGCAAGTGGCGGGGTGGTAATCAACATCCAGAACTACACATCGTCCTCTGTAGATGCTAAGGCCGGAGCTGATGGCAATGGCGGTGTGACCGTGGATGTAATCGTCGCCGACCTGAACAATGGCGGTCCAATCAGCAACGCCATAACCAGCAACATGAACGTTAAACGCACGCCAAGAGGACAAGGCTGATGGCTATTATCGACTATCCCGAATGGCTGCCGTTGGCGCAGAAAGCCAGCAAAAATATGACCTTCGACACCGGGTTTCAGACTGACCAGCCAGCAGTCGGCCCGGCTATTTTCCAGAACCTTACTGACGACCTGAAAACCACATGGTCGCTGACGTGGATGTTCACGCTGGACCAGGAGCGGGCTTTCCAGCAGTGGCTGCGCAGCCCGAACTACCTGAATCGCGGTGTTAACTGGTTTCGGATGCCCATCAACATCGGCGGCAGTGGCTTGCAGGTTCAGGAGTTGCATTTCACACAGATGCCGGTGCAAACCAGCATCGACGGCGGAGTGGTTACGTGGACAGGCACTGTTATCGCCAACCATCTCTATAACCCTGACGACGAGTTCGACGACATCATTGTTGAGCTTCCTCCGCCGTGGGATTCATGGTTGGATATCGTTGTCACTGGCTATCCGGACGGGCGCGATCCGGAGTCACTACCGAGGGTGCCGTAATGCCGAGCCTAAGGGAGTACAAGCAACAGCGCCCGACGCGCGGCCTATACGACACAATCACGTTCTATCACCCGTCATTCGGATACGTCCGCCTGGTAGACAAGCAGTTCTTCGACAAAACGCTTGGCGGCCAGGTGTACAAGCCTGCGCGTTTCGAGATTGAAGAGAGCCAGCAGAGCGGGACTCCTGTGATTGACGCCACTGTGAAACTTGGCCGCCTTTCATCGGACATCAAAGCGCTGATGAAGAAGTGGAAGGGTGCATCGCGTCTGACGGCAATCACGGCCACGCGGCAGATATTCGACAGTGGAGACGTTTCTGTGCCGATTAAGTCTTGGCAACTGTACGTCAAAACGGTAGATATCGACGCAGATGCTGCATCAGTAACTCTCTCAGTAACCAACCCGCTAAACAACAACATAGGCCGCCTTTATGACCCACAAGAGTACACGGGGCTTCAGTACCTCTGAGTTCGTCAGGCAGGTCATTGGCGTGCCGTGGGCGAACCGTGCCTGCTCGTTCGAGAAAGTAGACTGCTGGGGTTTGGTTATTCTTTATTACCGCCACGTGCTCGGTATTGAGCTACACCAGACACCGGACTACGAAGCCGGCTCTGACTTCTTCACCTGTTATCAGGGCGACGTCGTATTCTGGCGTCAGGTCGAGAAGCCTGTTGAGGGCGGGATATTCGTGGGATACCGAGGCGCGCAACCGGCGCATGTTGGACTGGTGCTCAACAGGCAAGCGTTGCACTCTCGCGGCGAGAACGGAAGCGTGCGTGCAGACTCTTTGCTGGTCATTCAACGCGCATTTACCAAAGTGGAATTCTACGAATATGGCTCTGATTGAATTAAGTCGTTTCCCGGGAACGCCAAAAGAACGCTACAGGGTGCCAAATGGCACCCTTTTTTATGACTGGCTGGCGGCCAATGACGCCACCTTTCACCGTGACCTGCTTATCATCCGCAACGGCGTGAAGCTGAGTGACGACGATGAGCTGGCGTTTGAGCTGAGCGAGCTGGACAAAATCCAGATCTTCGACCAGCCAAAGGGCATCGTAGAAGATATTCTTAGCCCTATCTTTAAAGTGGTTGGGCAGGTTTTTTCCTTTCTTGCGCCAAAGCCAGCTATCGCAAACACTGGCGGGAATACAGTAGATTCTCCAAATAATAGCCTTACAGGACAGACTAATACCGCGCGCGTCTATAAAGCCAAGCCGGATATTTATGGTCAGGTGAGGTCATTTCCTGACCTTATTCAGGAATCTGTTTTCGAATATGTGCGTCAGAATGATAAAGATGGCGGACTGAAGTACGTGACAGAATGGATGTGCATCGGAATCGGTAAGTACGATTATGAGTCTGTGCGCTACTCTGAATCGAGTCTGGGCTCACTGGCTGGGGCTGAATATCAGTTTTATCAGCCCGGTGAAGTCATCCCCCAAATCGTCGAGGGATATGGCTTCGATGACGTAGATGGACAGGAGGTGCCTGGGCAGAACGAAGCGGGAGATTTCCCGATAGAAACGGCGACGGCAAACACAGTCGTCAGCGGGACATATTCCGGCGGCCAGATAGCCATGAAAATCGTGAAGCAATCCGACTTCGATTATTTCATGGGGTTAGTGCTGCCGCATGCCGTAACATTCACCATTAACGTTACGTACAGCACGGCTTCTGGCAATGTCACTACTGATGCTACTTTCTCTGGCACCCTTATCTCCGCTGTTGAGACAAACGATGGGGCGGTTACTAATCCTGTTCGCTGGTACACTTTCACGATGAGCGACCTGCAGGGCCCTCAGGACATCCCGGCAAATGCCACCATCAACACTACGAAATTCATTCTCAACGACAACGAAGCGCTTGTTGTGGGGCCATTCTTCTCGCCAGTTGAATCTTCTCAGCTCTGGCTACACACGCAGTCGAGCCTGGGTGGTAAAAAACAGACGAACTGGAAAGTTGTTATCTGGAAAATCGACGATGATTACAACCAGATCCCCGGCACTACGCAGACATTTACTTATTACCAGGGAACGCCGCACGACCATACGAGCGAAGTGTTTTATCGCACAGATAAGATAACCCCGTCAGGTGGCTTTGGTAAGTATGCGATCAGCTTCCAACGCACTGATAACTCCAGCGATGCCTCGGTGCTGAAAGTTGAAGAGATTCACGCGATCAACATCAGGACCAACGTCGTTCATCCGACTGACACGCTGGTACGTGTAAAAGTTCGGGCGACAGAAAACGCGCTGGGAAGTCGCGAACGCAAATATAACGCTCTCGTAACGCGCCATACCATCACTTACAACCTAAACACGCAGACTGTAGATTACACGCTGCGTCCATCGCGATCATTCGCTGATGCTGTGGCGCATACCTGGCTCATCATGGGCGAGCAATCGGTCAGCAGCATTGACCTTTACGGGCTGTACACTATTGCTGAAAGCCTGCCAGATGAGCGCCTGGGCTACTTCGACTACACCTTTGACGACGAAAACGACTCGCTCGGTGACCGCGTGCAGGCAATCTGTAATGCGGCATCGGTGGTTGCTTATTGGGATGACGGTGTGCTGACGTTCACCCGCGACCAAAAGGTTGATTATCCGGCGGCAGTATTCAACCGGGCCAACATGAAGACGGACGAATACAAAATGACGTATGAGGCCACTCTTCCCGGCGGCTACGACGGCGTGCAGGTGTCCTACGTTCACCCGACAACGAACAACAAGGCTTACATCAACTACCGCGTGCTGAACGGCGCTATCGTTGAGCAGGAGGCGGAGAACCCGAACAAGCTGGAGATTGTCGGATTCCGCAACGAGTATCAGGCGCGTGAGAGGGCGATGAGGGAAGTTAAGCGGCTGATTTACTCGCGTGTGAAGATGAACGCAAAAGTTTTCGAAGATGGCATTATCCAGGTGGGCAGCGTCATTCAGATGCCGGACATCTACGACAGCAACCAGCAGCAGGGGTATATCACCGGGCGCGCCGGGAACAACTTCGATACCAGCGAGCCAATTACATTTACCGGCTCGATGTATGTGCTTGTCACAGACAGCATGGGAAATCCGACGTTACGCTACCCAGCTTCGCCTCGAACGGACACCAAATACGGATTCACCGCGGCAATACCAAACATTCAGCTCAATATCTGGAATGGAGACACTGTGCAGCTTCCGTCGCGCTACCTAATTGCGACAGTAGAAGAACTGGACAGCCAGCTATGGACGGTAAACAGCATCAAGCCAAATACCGATAACACCGTCTCACTGACAGTCTCAGAATACAGCGACTCTATCTACTCATAAGACCCATTCAACCATCACAACCCGGCCAACGCGCCGGGTTTTTTTATGGAAAAAATATGGCTACGCAACCTACTAATAATCCAGTACCGAGCGAGTCCCCGCGCGATCTTAAATTTAACGCAGGGAAAATCGACGAATTCGTCACCTCACTGGTTAATACTTATGTTGACCGTTTCGGTAACGAGCATTACACCATTGAGGGGCTGCGCTGGCTGGCGCAGCAGGCTATCGCGCAATACGGATGGATTCCTGTCGGCACATTCCAGGCCGGTACAACATTAACGCTGCCCAATCAGGTTCTGAAAGACATGACGGACGGTGAATATTACCGCTGGGATGGTGCGCTGCCCAAGGTTGTTCCTGCCGGATCTACGCCAGCATCTACAGGCGGAACGGGTGTAGGGGCATGGATAAGCGTTGGAGATTCAGCGTTAAGGTCAGCGCTGGCGAGTAGTGACGGATTATCCTTAATTGGTGAGTTAATCTCTGTTGCTGATTTTTCAAAAATAACTCCAACTGACAAAAAGAAAGTGCGCCTTCGCGGCTGGTACGCCGTCTCAACAGTAGGTGCCGGGGATTTCTATTATGATTCCGCATCTCCAAAATCGTTACACGATGGCGCGATTTATATTTCTCCAACGGTACCGTACGCGAATGCTATTGATTTTATAAATGGCGCAGGCGAATCAGACCCTTCAGGCACTGGATGCTGGGTGCGTTCAAATGTAACTGAAATACAATTTTCCTGGTGGGCTCCGCAGTTTCTTGAACATCACTCTTCCGCGCTTCAAAAAGCTCTAGATAAAGCTAAGCTTTTACGATTAGATATTTATCTGCCGCCGGGTGAGTTCATTCTTCGCAGTAAGGTGACTTACGACTATTCTTCTGGGGTGACATCTTCATCTCCCAGGGGTGGTAACATAATTGGTTCAGGAAGCAAAAGAACAGTAATTATTCAGGATGTTCAGTCTGGGGGCTTTCCTTCTAATGGAGTCGCGCTCCAGATAACAGGAAGTTTAGGGACATCTGATTACCAAATTGACAGGTTTACATTAAAGGGTATGAGTATAAGAGGTAACGGAACGGTGGCTTCAGGTAATAATAACACCGGAACGTTTCTTATTATGGAGAGGATGGTTGGGTTCACAATAGAGGATATATTCTCCAATAATCTGTATAGGAGTCTAATTATTCAAGACTCTCTGTACGGCTCGGTAAGAGATTGCAGGATAACGTCCAGTGTGGAAGGCCTCCTGATGAGAAAGCTCAACTCTGTTACCGGTGTTAATGTTGTAACATTTGAAAGGGTGGACTTTATTGACTGTTGGCACCTTTGTTTACAAGCGGTAGAGTCCCAGCAAGTCGTTATTGACAACTGCTCTTTTGAAGCAAATGGCAACAGAGATACAGCAGGGACGGCTTGTATCATCGCTCGTAGAATTGGGTCAGCAGGCGGCGTTGGGGTTGATATCCGTAATTGTTATTTTGAAAACAACAATATGAGGGATGTAGCGATCGCTTATGATATCAATCTGCCCTGCCAGGCAAGCATTAGAAATTGCAATTTTGCAAAAACTTCATCCAATGCATACTCAGGAAGAATTGGCGTTACAGGTAGCGTAACTCCTACCGGCACTGCCTACTGCAAGTTAACTATGACAGATAACCAGTTTCTTGTAGGTGGGGATTATGTAGATGATCCCGTGAATAGGCCAGATGTATTTTTTAGCGGGTTTTCATTCACCAATACCGGCCCTGATAAAGTGAAATTTATTGATGAGAATAATGTAATAACTGCAGGGGTAGTAGTTACCTCAGCGGTTAACTACATTAAATCAAGAGGAGACTTATTTACTGCCAGGGTCGCTGCGGACGGAACGCTATCAGCAGCAGGCTCAGCGAATGTTGTTTCAGTTTCAAAAACTGGAACTGGATTATACACATTAACAAGCAATGTAAACCTTGATAAGGCGGTTTTTTTGACAATGTTTCATAACGGAAACGGTGGCGGTATACAAGTTACAAGCACTAATAATGTGGCAAGTGTTATCGTGAAAAACTCCAGCGGGGTTAACTCTGATATTGCGTTCACAGTAAAAGCCGTGCTTCTATGAATTCAAAATGAAAATTAATGGCCTCTTAGCGAGGCCATTGGTCCTACATTATTCTTTTGTTATAAACTAGCAGAGTGACATCACCATAGTGTAAAGTCTCGTCAGGCTTTCCAATTTTGTTTATCGTTCCATTAACGCAGAAGTCTAAATTATTTCTGCACTTACCTCCAATTGACGGAGATATGGCAATAAACTGCCTGTCAGGACTATTATCTATATAACTTTTTGACAGCCAAGATCTCATTGTCTGAGCCCTTGCTCTCTTCAAATCAATCGATCCATCTTTCTCACTGAAGTATACTGGAGTTACATGTATCTTACCGTTAGAAAACCAGGTAACTGTGTGCGTTAGTCTCCAGAAAGAACCATACCCAAACGAAAGGTTATTTTTATGTAAAAATCTCACAAAATCTACGGTTTCATCCTGCTTTTGATGTAACCCGTTAGGGGTGGCGGCATATGAGTAAATAGAGCTAACGCAATATAACGCTATGATAGTCGAATAAACTATGCTTTTTAGCCTTATCGCTGATATGAGCGCCAGCAGTATAGCTATATACTGGATGTTAACAAAAAAACGCGCGCTAAGAATGCTTACGTCTGGATAGCTGAGAATAAATGAAGATATTATTCCAGCAAGGGAGAAGAAAAGCACCAATGAGAGATAGGTATTAACCCCTCCAGATCTGTACAGATTGTATATGGATATGCATGTTAAAACAAAAAACAAACAAAAAGATATGGCATATGCAAGATCATGCTGGATAATCAAGACGTTCAGCATCCTTCCCGTCAAGAATACCATCTGGACGCCATTTTCCAACATTACTGTAAGTGGCACCAATGAAAACTTGTGAATTGGTATTCCCAGGAATGATTGAATGATACCTGAGTACGCAGCTATAAATGAAATCAGATAAACTATCAGGTGCTTAACATTACGCTTGTCTTTATAAGAGATAAAAGCGGTGCCAATGATTAATGGTAAAAGATAGGATGCGTAGAACCACGGATCAGATACTCCTGCAAGAACAGACAGGAATCCAGATATGATGCTGAAGTAAACCTTGTTATTTTTAATAGCTAATAGTGATAACAGCACACAAAACATACCGAATGCATTGGTAGAGTTATGTGAAAATGGATGCACCAAAAAACCGTATGTATATGAGAATGCTGGGCAAAGTAACGCAATCAAAATGGACAATGAGGAAATTTCATTACCCGTAGCAATCCTGGAAATTCCATATGAAGATAAAGCGATGGCGATTAGAAATAATGCGGTAGCAACTATAACCACGCTGACATCAGTTGAGTCGAACAAATAATAAAAAAGGAAATGAACCGGATAGACAGTTAAATACCAACTATCTACCGTAGGAATCCAGTCCTTAAAAACACTCATTCCACTTCTAAGAAAATCAGGCCAGAATATCTGACTGTTAACTATGTCAGAGTCATAAGGCATATATTTTCTAGTTATCAATATTGATATTAATATGCATGCTATGATTATCGCATACCGCGACGTCCTAGATTTTATAATGTTTTCCATAATCATTAACCCTTATTTTTAATCAAATACCGAGGCCTTTTTTTAACCTCAACATATATTCTTCCAATATACTCTCCGAGAACGCCAATACCGATAAGCTGAATGCCGCCCAGGAACAGGATTGAAACCAGAAGTGATGGATACCCGCGAACCGGGTTACCAAAGGCAAGCGTGTCGACAATCATCCATGCACCATACAGAAATGATATCCCGGCTACTAACAACCCAATGTATGTCCACATCCGCAGAGGAAAAGTGGAGAAGCTGGTAATACCCTCAAGCGCGAGATTCCACAGCTTCCAGCCGTTGAACTTAGAATCTCCTGCAATGCGTTCTGCTCGTGCGTATTCAACAACGTCAGTGCGCCCGCCAACCCAGCTAAGCACCCCTTTCATAAACAGGTTACGCTCTGGCATTAGCTTGATGTTTTCTACTACATCACGCGACATGAGGCGGAAATCACCGACGTTTTCCTCGATTCGTGGGTTGCTTATTTTATTGTGCAGCTTATAGAACATTTCAGCGCTCTTGCGCTTCAGGCGGCCATCTGTAGAGCGGTCTGTGCGTTTAGCCAGTACGACATCTGCCCCAGCCTGCCAGCATTCAATGAGTTGCGGGATAACTTCAATCGGGTCCTGCAAATCGACGTCAATCGGAATCACCGCGTCGCCGGTGGCATGGTCCAGCCCTGCGAATAGCGCCGGCTCCTTGCCAAAATTGCGGGTGAAGGATAGGGGCACAACAAGCGGATCAGAAACGGCCAGCGCATTGATAATCGACTCTGTAGCGTCTTTGCTGCCGTCATTGATAAATACGATCTCCACCTCAAACGATTTGAGTGGTTCATATTCTCTGACGGTTTTATAAAAAATAGGGATTGTGTCTTCTTCATTGAAGACCGGAACCACGAGTGAAATCTTCATTTTGCTTCCCTGAAGACGATGTATTTCGAATAGATAAACCCGCACACCAGGCTGATAGCGGAGAACACGACCAGCGTAACCACTGGCGGTAGAGAGCATTCATCTGCAGCCCATCCAACAGCTGCGCTAAGCGAGCCCATGAAGCCCACGTAAAGCATATAGCGCGACGTGGTTGTGGAACTGTTGAACGTAAAGCGAGCATTAGCGAAGAAACTGAAACTTACCGCAACAACGAATCCACTGAAGTTAGCCAGCGCCTGGCTGGTTCCCAGCGCATAGAAGCAAGCGGCAAATACCACCCAATGGATTAGCGTGTTGAGCACGCCCACAGAGGCGTACTTTGTAAAGAGCTTGAGCATATCTAAGTCCGTTAGATTTGAAGGGGAAGAGTCTAGCATCGGACGCCGAATCGATCGACGGGTAGTGGGACAGAAGTGAGACACGCAAGGCTTTGCACCGGTTTGCAGAGCTTTGCATGTTTTGGCGTCATGGGACGTGTGAGCGCAGGTGTGACGCGGTAAGTTACAGTGTTACAAGGTGGTTCTTATAATTCGTAATGCGAAGGTCGTAGGTTCGACTCCTATTATCGGCACTCACACAACAAAATCCTTTAAAAACAATAACTTAATAAGATTTTCGCTCTCAAGGTACAATCTTTTTTTAAGGGATTCTATGACCAACAGTTGCCGCTATGGTTAACAGTGGCTATTCAGGGATGTTAGCACGTAGCGGCCTGTAGTTGTAAAGCTCGAACAGGTACAAAGCGTGAACAGTCCACACGAACCGCTATCAACTCGAAGCTGATGACGCTGCCAACGTCTCTAAATCCTCCCGAAACAGATTGATCACACGCATTTAAGCCCGATGTGTGGCCATATGAGCCACGTAAACAGGTGAATAGTGGTAAACGTACCTGCACACGACATGCAGGCTCTGCCAGCGCTTCGCTCACGCTCCGAAAGGTACACGAGCACCCTGATAAGGTGTGATCTCTCTGACAATCTGATTTGGTCACTGGTGACTTTCGCAAAGCGAAACCAACTAGGTTGTCCTGATGAAGTCGCTACGCTCCGCTTGTTGCTTGTACCACTAACGGGGCTTTATGGCTTCTATTGCATTTTATTTCTTAGGCGGTATAGTGAATTTAGGCACCCGCCTAAGTTTTGGGCAGCTTAAAAAAGGTAGCAGTACCCCCACATTGATTTTAAACCTTCTTCATAGTGTCGGATCTGGCAAATGGTTGAGGGTAACAAAATGTCCAATACCAAACCTTAAATGATTGCCAAGAGATCTGATACGCCGGAGTGGTTTATCATGAATGCTGCTATCCAATCTATCTGCTACAACATTTCCCAACATCCTGAAGTCAGTAATACCACGTTGAAACGTTCTCACCTTCACGAGGTGATTGCTGCTCTTTTAGGGTATGCCAGTCATGCGGCACTCATCCAGGAAGGAAAAGACGCCTCACAAGAATATGAATTCTCTGATGCTGAATTTGTGGTGCTGAATCTACCGATGGGTACAGAAAGAGCGAGTAAGTTTCTTCTCACCAATGAAATTTTCCGCATTTGTGTCTTGGAACTAAAGTCAGGGATGCCTGTACCCGTATTTGAGTCCGTAGAGGATTTTTATGATGATAAGGTTCGGGAACTGCTCGAAGAAGCAATATATCAAGAAGCAGGAGAATCAGGGGCGATGGATGAGAGTAACGCTTACTTCGACTACCTTCCTGACATGGATTATAAGCTTGAAACCAGTGGCAATCTCTGGACTTCAGTTGATGAATGGTCAATTGCAGATACTGGTACGCTCTCAGGCGAATACGATCCTGAGGGGGATCGGATGTATAACGGACATACCTTAAATGTTAAAGGTAAGTTCATTTTTGCAAAGGCAGGTCGTGCTGGCCTAGTGTTATTAGATGATAGCACTGAATGCTTTATATGGCCTGATGAGTCTTGGCGCGATTATGAACCGTTAGAGGCAGAAGGTTAACTTTCTGTAGATAGTCCAGCCAGTCATATTATTGACTGGCTACTTTTCGTTGTCCTAGGTTGAGAACGTCTTCGAATACGGGCAGGACTGCGAATGCGTCACCAGCGTGAACAAGTAAATGCTGTTTTCGTAAGTACAAAGCCGTTTTCCGCCCTGTAACTCTTGTTCGTCGGGGTTGCTCATGGTGATTTTTCCTGCTTGAGCCGCCAACGGCAGCAGTGCCACAACACATAGTAAAACTTTCTTCATAGTTGCACCCTCAATGGTCGCCTTGCGATTTGCGAAGCAAAACCGTAAACGGTCGTTAATAATCGATTGCCTGGAATACGTCTTCAACATCCTTATCCATGATCCCACAATACGCCAGCGTGACCGCCTGCGATGAATGCCCGTACAGCTTCGTGAGCGTCGGCAGACTTACCCCACGTTTTATGGCGTGATAGCCAAGGTTCTTGCGTGGACTGTGCGCCGCAATGTGCAAATTGAGCATATCCCCGGCTTCTTTGAATTTGGCTGAGACCGTCACCCGGCTGATCGGTTTTCCTTTGGCCCGGTTGCTGTCCACTTCGAACAGGTATTCATGACCAGGATTATCAGCACGGCGTTGTGCTACCAGTTCAAGCGCTTTGGCAGTCAGCATGATCGAGCGGATTTTCCCTGTCTTCTGTTCCTTCAGGTTCAACACGTTTCCTTCGATGTGTTTAAAGTCGGTATAACGCAACTTGAGAGCGTCACCAATACGCGCCGCAGTCTGATTCAGGAACACCCACAAATCACCGTAGATAGCGTTGCTGTTATTCTGACGCAGTAGTCTTTCAACCTCTGCGATCTTCTCTTTGTCTCTGACTGGTTCGACCTTCTTCATTACGTCCCTCTCCGATGTTCAATATGTAAGTTAGGATGCAAATATTGATCATAACATGATCATTGTAAAGGATTTTTTATATGTTACTACACCCACTCCCGCGCTGTGGGAAACGAAAGTGGGGGCCACTCTTTAGATATTAGTGTCGGAAAATATCCGGTCTCACTTGGGGATTTGCTAGGCCGTCTCTCCGGTGGTTCAATAAAAATGAAACATCTTTTTGAAATATCTAAGAGCAGTCCTCTGCACACCACACATGCTGGCTCTGCCAGTGAATAATCCTTGCCTGATTCTGCATAAATTCTGCATAAGACGACCCTTGGAGTGTTCATTCACAACACAATCCTTAAGAATCAATAGTTTGCTAACTTACACATGTGCATTGTGTAAGTTAGAGGTGAGTTCTAATACCTGCCAGCAGTCCACTACGTCAGCCATCACCTGGTGATATTCACCGAGCCAGGCCGCCACTGTTTCGTACCATTTTCCACAACAATGTAAACAGCCAACCCACCAATCCCTCCTACGCTCAACCATTACCCGTTGTCGGGTTAGCAACCTTGTTGCTAATCGCCATAGGCGATACCAGAAGCCCGTAGCGGCGTTATCTCCACACAATCGTGAACTGACCCACCCATATCACAGCGCCCACTGAGAGGCTCCCATAGGCCTAGGAATAGAGGGTTTTCAGTTGTTTTTTCGAAGAAAATTTATTTTTTCGGTATGGAAGGGCGGATCGGTGATTGTGTTTAGCCACACCACGAGTGACAGATCTGCCGAGGCCGCGCAATTACTGGCTTCACTGCATGCACCACACCATAGCGCTCATACAGAAAGTCTCGTGAGGTGTACGCATAGTGACCATAAAAGCATAATTGTCTGCTATTTATGGCCTATTAAGGGGTATTTAATTGCATTTGTTTGCAAGGTAGACAGAGTTGGAGATCATCCACCAAATTTTGCAAGAAAACTAGTATGGGGGTTGTGAATCTAATCTTTCTGAGGAGAATGGCGGGGGTAGGGACAGTATAGTGTCTCTACTTTATAAGTCTTGAGGTAGGGACAACATAGTGTCCTAGGTGGTAGGGACAACATAGTGTCCTAGGTGGTAGGGACAACATAGTGTCCCCCTAATATATCTTTTAATACATCAAACCAATAAATCCCTTTAATAGATCTTTAAAACCTTAAGGTCAAAGGCAGGGTTAAACCTGCGTTTAACTAGTTGGGGTTGTAACGGAGTGATGTTTATGTATCGCTCTGCTCTGAATGGCTTCGCCTCTTCAGGATCTGTGTGGTAAGAAGCTCAGCTTCGATGACGTGAAACAGCCACGCCATCTCGTGATCTCCTAACCCTCCATAGCCCATCACAACAACCTCCGGTTGCTGTTCTGTGTGTCGGGTTACCTAATGGCTCTTCCAGAGAGCTACGCTCTCACTCTGTGTGGAAGCTGCGAACTTGTTCGCCATATGTGGATCGGAGCACGGCGGAGAGGACTGCTTTGCATCTGTCCGGTTCACTCCGGGGCGGCGCGGGTTAACTAACTAACTAACTGACCTCCTCAACGCCTCTCTACGGCGTTTAAATGGTGGTGGTGATGCGTATGTACTGCTATAAAGGCAAATCCCCGTGTGAAGCGTTACAGAGCGATTCAGCCCTATTGACAAAGATTCCGGCAATTGATAATGTAATGCTGAGGTATTATAAAGTTTACTAAAATAAAGCTTTCTATTTTAAGTGAAAACTGATATAATAAATAGGTAGGGTAATGATTTACCTATGAATCCTCAAAAATTCTGCCGTCATCACGACATTCCTTGTCAACCTCACGGCAATACAAAATGGGTACAAAAAGACCTCCGCTAATATTTTTAACAAAAACGGAGAACCCAATGAATAAACCGAAATCCCAACGTCTCGACCTGACCACTATGACAGGCGAGCAGATCGCTGATCTCATCCTGAACGGCAAATACACCAAATCAGCCTTGTGGGCCTTCATCAGTAGAAACGGCGGCGCAGACGCTGTACATGCTCGATTCCCGCAGATCGCCGTCTGTCTTCATATTTTGAAGCAGGAACGGAAAAAGGCGAAACATGCACGGGCAGTGAAGTCGGTGCTGAAGCCTCTGAGCAATCAACGTGCCGCAGGAATGGAATTGACCGAAATTCTTCGCCCAATTCTAGAAGGTCACCGCCAACTTTATCTGGATAAGCTAGGTCTTTCTATGACTCATGAGCAGATCATTATGCTGCTTGTGGCTGTCCATGGTACGGAAGCACTGGAATCCTACGGTTACCCCATTATTGGTGACTTTCCAGTAACGACTGAAGCATAACCCCAAACATTTTAAACACTGATCCGGTTCGCCTTCTGGGCGACCACTGGAGAGGTTCCTTTTGTACCTTATTGAGGAGGATTTTTGATATGAAGCTGAGCCTGGATGACGAAACATACGCAATCCTACGTGAAGAGTCGGACCGTTTGGGGATGCCAGTTCCGAGGATGATCCGGAACATGTGCCAGAACCTAGCGAAACATATTCAGAAACGTAACGAACAGCAACACGATAACCAATCACTGACGAACCCACAGGGAGAGAACAATGACCGAGAAAACAGAGAATAACAGCGAACTGACAATATCCGGCAAATTCGAGATGCTTCCAGTTGAAGCCCTGAGTCTGCTGGGTAAAAAAATACGTACACCTGATGGTCGAGTTGAGAAGATCGACGGCGACGATCTTGTGTGGTGGATGTTCTTTTTTACATTCCTTCACCAGAAAACGCCGTGTTATCAGACACGGAAAACCATATCAGATCGGTTTGACTGTGATGAGCGCACCGTAAGCCGCAGAACTGCACGGCTTGAGGAACTAGGTTTGCTCACCATTGAGAAACGGAAAGGCACGAGCAGTATTTATACCGCGACATCAGTAGAGCAATTTCTACTGATGAAGACAGATCAGAAGGTCACACCGAAGGAGGAGAGCAACGGTGATAAGACTAATAAGAAACCCGCTACTGTGGCCTCTGCATCTGCCACGAATGATCCTGAACAGCAACCTAGCGTTTCATGGTCTGCTGGTGATAGCAGCGATGATGTTCCCGCTAATGATGCGGTGAATCATGATGACATCACGATCTTCGATGAAAACGGAGTGGTCACTGAAGAGTTTATCAATGCTCTGAGCGGTGACGCTGCCCCTAATCGTAATACTGACGGTTCGTTGCAGAGTATCAAGTACGTTTATTGGGTTGCTCGACATTCACAAGATGAACGTGAAGGCATAACTGTACGGACATGCGAGGAATACATGGCAGAAGCCAGACCGGAACATATCCCGGCGCACCTGTTGCCAAAAGAGCACCGGGCCGAGCCGAAACCTGAACCTATGTGTGATTTATCCGAGGAAGATTTACCATTCTGATACTGGAGGATTGAATTGTGTGAACATGTAACTGGCAACAGCCAGACAGCCAACAGCCTGACGGCTGGAACTCTTACGGTGCGAAGCACTTTACCAGAGGAAAACACCTCCGGTGCTGAAATCCCTGATTTGTCACGCTTTTACAAGTCCCGCTCTCGTGATACCTCGTTGATCGAGACTGCTAAAAAAATGCTCGTTCACGGTTACACCCCAGGCAAAACGGCGCTGCTCCTACGCTTGCCGTATGACCTGGTAAAAGGCCTTTACGATAACTCGTGGAATCCTCGCTGTCGCAAGATAAGCAATACCAGTCAGTATGCCACTAAGCGAATGGCCCGAATGTACTACGAATCCGGCGCAATGCTGGCAAAAATCTGTGCTGACCTTCAACTGCCTCTATTCACCGTGGTAACGCTTCTTAAGCGTGAAGGAATCACTGAAAAAGAAATGGCATCTCGAATGCCGGATCATACTGATCCGTTGTTTGTGGCCTATCGTGAAACAGTCGCCAGAAAACAGAAGAACCCACAGCGACGTTCACCACGCCTGCACTACTAACATCCCTGACGGGGAATCTTGACCCTTAATTACATCTTTTACCTGCCCGTGGTCTGGCTGGCGCTTCGTCACGTCCTGATCGGCGGGCTAATCCTACTCTGGAGATACCATAAAATGACACTAAGCATCCGAGATCGGATTTTTGCCGCTATGCATGGCATGTCAGCAGAACAGTATGCATTGGAAAAGGCGCGGGATAATCTAAAGAGCGTCACCGCCCAGCACTTAGAAAAGCATCCTGAATACCTCAAATCATCCCCGGTGGATACGTCCACCAAGGTTAAACGGATCTCTAAATCGTTGGGGGCTGATAGTCGTCCGGTGGTAAGTCATACCGCTGACCATATCGATCCTGAAATGCTGGCGAAGGCTAAAGCAGCGGCTGCTGCTCTCGCAAAATCTGATCCTGATCGTTACGGCAATATCATCAAGCAGCAGGGGGTGTGATGGCGAATGGCAATATCATAGTGACTAAAACCGTAAATACTGTCGAGTGGTCTGTAGACCGCACCAGTTACGGACGTGCTCTGAAAGCTGTTAAATCCATCAAGGCAGCTCACGAGAAGCCTGCTAAAGCGCTTGAGAAGGCCCAGAGGCGGACCGCCCAGAGTGAAGGCAAATCAGCACTAGCCGCAGCGAAAGCCCAGACAGCGAAGCTTCGACAGGCTGAACAACTGTCAAAACAGCAACAGAAACAGGCACAAATCCAGGCCAAAATGGAGCGGGACGCAATCGCCCACGCCAATAAAATGATCTCATTACAGGCGCGTCAGTTATCCCAGCAGGAACAGGCCGCACTCCAGAACTCCCGATTAGCGGTTATATCTGCAAGAGTGCAGGCCGCAGCCAGATCACGAGCGATGACCTACAACCCAAACATGGGCGGTCAACATTACGATCCTGGTCTTGTTTCCCGCCAGACTGACGCAATGAACCGTGGTCACGGCGCTGTTGCTGCTGACATCGCAGCCACCAAAAAGGCGATGGCCCTGGAGGAGAAACGCCAGCGTGAGAAAGAGGCAGGACTTAAGCGTGAGGTGACTTATTACAACAGTTTGCGTCGTAGCGCTCTGACTCTGGCAAACGTGAACGGCGCTGACGTTGCAACCCGTTATAAAGCGATCAGTGCAGCAAAGGAAGTATTAGACCTACAGCGTCGTGAACACTACACCGTAGAGGAAACCCGCTTTGAAATGGCGCGTATTACCACAGAATTACGCAAGCAGGCCCGCCTGCAACAGCGTATCACCCGTGAGCAGAAAGCCGCAGGTGTTCGTGCTGGTCGTGTTCGTACAAAAGGCCAAGGAGGACGTGCCGCTCTTGCCGCTGGTGTTATTGGTGGTGCGTCGCTGATTGGCTCAATGGGTGTTGCTCGTGTTGGACAGACCCTTCAGGGAAGCCTTGAGCGTTCCCGCGATATGAAAAAACTCCAGCAGTACGGGATCAGCAACCTTGAGTTCGCTGCACTTCAGGATCTCTCGATGAGCCGTGTTGGTTACTCACTGAGTGCTGACAAGCTGGCTGACCTCAACAAGGACACAACCGAAAAGGCCGGGGAATTGCTGAACACCGGCTCTTTCAAACGTAACAAGAAAACTGGACAGGTGAATTTCAGCGGCGGTGGCGAGTTCGCAGATATCATCAATAATGTGCTGACCTCCACCAACGGCAACCAGAAGGTAGCCCAAAAGGTGATCGGTGAACTGCAAAAGCTGGATTTTCCGACCTTCATCACTTACCTGAAACAGTTGCAGAAAACTTTCAAATGGACAGACAACCAGACCCGGCACCTGGCTGAGGCTGTGAATGATGGTTCGGTCTTCCTCGAAGTGTTCAATGATGAGGGGCAGGGACTTATCCAGCGTATGAATCAACTCGCTTCTGAAGGATGGACCCTATCTGATGCACAGCAGGCCAACCTTGATAAGCTGGCAGCTTTGGGTGCTGAGTACAGTCGCGTGCAGATGTCGCTTGCTGACCACTTCAGCGCCAGCTTCGTGCAGGGTCTGGGAGAATATGCAGCTAATACTGACACTCTACGTCAGAAGATGACTGGACTGATCCCAATTTCCGATGCTCTCGGCGTTGCCCTTGGTGAGCTAACCACCAACATTCTCTCCTTCGCTGGTCGAGTCGGTGAAGAACTCAAGAAAGGCGCGACACTGCCGGATGCAGTCTACAACACCGTTGTGGATGACTCTGCAAACGGTGCTGCCGATTGGATAAAGGAAAAGACCGGATTTGATCCACGCAGCATCGGTCAGACGCTCAAACAGATTTACCCGTGGCTGGATAGTTCCGCTCCGAGCAATATCGGCTCAGGCACGGCGTATAACGATCCAGCGCTAGCGTTGAATGTTCCTGGTTTCAACTCAATACAACCCCAGCAACCAACGTTTACGGTTCCGACAATTGACAGCATGACTCAGCGACAGCCGATTCCTGTTGCGGTCACTGGCGAAGCTGAGATTAAACTCTCACCGCTTGATATTAACGTGAATGACGGCGCTATTAACGGTCTGATTGATACAAAGCTGAGGGACTACGAACAGGCCCAAAACAACCTTATTCTTGCGGTTGCGGAGGGATAATATATAGGGCGGCGAATCTGCCGCTCATATATCAAATTTATCGAGAAGTCAATATTTTCCGTGAAATTTGTTGCAAAAGAAATAGTCCCATGATAAAATAATATGCAGGGTGAATTACAACAGCCAAATGTATTTTTCCCTTTCTCCTTAATTAAAGTGCCTGTGTGAACACCGTGCGGGCCTTTTCTCGTACAGCCAATATCCGCACCCTCTCACGGTAAGGTTAGGCCATTGCCGCTGGCTGTATCAGAAAAGATTTCCACCCAAGGTGGATTTGCCAAAAGTCCTGTCCTCCTGACAGGCCGTCTTGCCAGACGAAAACTGGCATTGAGTGCGGCAGCGAAGATATGAGGTCTCCCGCTGCTGTGCTCCCTCATTCCTGAAGCGTGACTCACCGATCATGCTTTCCAAATCTCTCCATCAGAAGACACCATCGTGAAGCGATTAGCAATGCATGTTGCTAACCCGTAAACGGGTGAATTTCATCATCTCCGATGATCTACCAACCGGGGCAGGCGTTTTCCTGCCTCCGGCTCTTTTTCTGTTGGGAACACGAATAGAAGAATGCCGTCCGATGGACGGTATTTTTTCAACTCAACCCGGCATATTCGCCGGATTATAAAAACTGTATGGAGATACAAAATATGGCATTCGAATACGAAAGCAAAACCCCACAGGATGTATTGGTTTATACCGATAGCCCGATTTTTCATAAGCGCACCGTGATCCTTAATCTGGCTGCTGATGTGACTTGTGGTGATGTGATTAACCCGACCACTGGCGCGGCATACGTTGCAGCCGATGCTGATAACTGTGCTGTTGCACTGCAAAATCAAATCGCTGGTGATGCCCGTAGCCTTGTTATCAGTGATACCCAATGCGTGTTCAATCCATCAGGTCTGGTTGTAGCGGGTGCTGCAAAAGATGCTGCATACGCTGCCCTTGTTAAGCAAGGCAACCGCATTGCTGATGCAAACACCGCAATCTAATCAAGGAGTGATAACAATATGAAATTAAGTGATTTTACTAACCTGTCCGGTCAGTTCGTGAAGCCAAGCGGCGAGGGGTTCCTCCTGTCCAGCCTGGGGATTTTTACCAGCCGTCCAAGCGACACGCAGATCATCTCGCTCGATACCTTAGAGGACGTACAGAGAGAAATTACACAGAGCCAAGCCAGGCACGGAAGCGGCATGTCGGCGCTGAACTTCCCGAAAGCGGCTAACGTGACCGTTCAGGCTCCACTTCATGTTTACAGCTCAACCATCACCAGCCAGGATTGGCAGGGGAAACGTCAGCCGGGAACAAATCGCCAGATGACCGCTGAAGATGTAGTTGCTAATCATACCCTAAAGCACTACCTGCAAACCCGCCGTGACGTAGAATTCCAGATGGCGCAGAGTCTGCTTCACAATACTGTAGAGGCGACACACCTACGTGAAGGCCCAACCATCCATTGGAATGAGTTCTGGGGAATTGAGCAGCCGTCTACTGTGGTGAAAACTGGCACCAGTGCCAACGTCATTACTGAGATGCAGAACGCTGTCACGCTACTGAAGAAAAATCTGGGTGGCTGGTCTTCCAGCATCAGGCAGGTTTATCTGCTAGCGAGTCCGAGTCTTTTCACCGCCATTCAAGGCAACCCAACCGCATATCAGGCGGCTCTGTTTGGTGCTACGTCCCGTGACATCATTTTCCCTGACACTTTGGGTGCATATGATCGCTATAACATCGGGCGCGTAACTGTAGTGCAGGTTGACGATCCGCTATACGGCATTGCAGATGGTGAAGGCTACATGCTGGCGACATTCTCCAACATCGTAGAAGGTGACCTGTCTCCGTACATGACTTACCAGACTCCAGCGAGCCGCCATGCTGAAGTTGCTAATGGTCCGGTTTATCCGTCCTACCATTACGTTCTGCGTGATAAGTTCATGAACTATGAGGTGGTCAGTGAGTTATCACAGATTCAGATCCCAATGCGTCCGGACTTCGTTCTGAAGGTCACTATGGACGACGCAGCGTAAGACAGCGGATTTTGGGGGCACATTGCCCCCGCTGCTGGCGAGGCAAAGAAGAGGAGATACACAACATGAAATTAGCTTTGATCGGTACTGGCAACATGCCGCTTATGCAGTGGATTCTAGACGGGACCAATGACGATGCGATTATTAACATGTCCGCTTTGGCCCGTAGGCTCGGCTGTAGTCGTTCCAGCCTACTTGATCGCATTCAAAACCACGGATTCGACAGTGCAGTAAGGTACTACCTCAGCGAGAAACTAAAGAAGAACATTAACTAACCGGACGGGAAACCGCCCGGTTTTTTTTTAAAGGTCTTACTCATCATCTTTTTCGAATTCAATATCTTGACCATCAAAGCGACCATCACGAGATATGTAAATCGAAAATCGCTTAAACTTTTGGAAAAAGTCTGCAACGCTCATAGGAACAGTTATACGACGTAAGCCGTCTTGACCATCACTTATAAATGCATTTATGTGTGTAAAATTAGGTGCTGAGTAGAAACTGATCCCCACAACTATTTCATGCTCAGCTAACTTGCCGATACTGCGTAAATAATCACTGAAATCATCTTGATCTGCATCATCAGCAGCAGCAGTTCCTTTCCAATCATTGTATTGTGCTGATGCTTTAAAGTTCTCACGTTCCATAACACCTCCCATATGATTGTTTTTACAAAATGATACATTAAGCAAAATCATGAAATCATCAAGGTTTTTTTGTACAAATATTTATCATGTTGAGGCCATATTGCACTGACTCTACATACTCCGATAGTTCCTTCATCCCCGCGCCTTTGCTGTAGGTTCTGAAACTCTCCGTTTTCCCGCGCTCGTGGCCTACAATTAACGCTATCCTGTCCTCTGGTACACCATGCCGATCAAGCTGGCTGATAAACATTCCTCGCAGACTATGAAACACCTTCCGCTCCGTGCCTTTCTCACCCAACGCTTTACGTTTAGCCCGTGTAAATCGCTGTGTATGCCACGTTGATCGCTTGCCATCTGCACGTTCTGTGATGCTGGCATGGTAGAACAGAAAGCCGTTGTGGTTGTTCTGGATGAGGTCTTTAACGAGTGTCGTCAATCGGCTATGAATTGGAACCAGGCGAGCCGCATTACGTGTCTTACCCTCCGCCACCTCGAAACACCATACCCCCTCAACGGTTTTGATATTGTTGATTTGCAGAGAGCAGATTTCGTTCAATCTCATGCCGCTGAACATTCCCACTATCGCAACGGCTTTCATCTCATCATCAAGTACCGCATATACCTTAGCCAGTTCGTCACCGCTAAATGGTTCGTAGCTTTCTCGATCATGGCGCACGTCCAGTTTGTGGCCCGTGAATACATTGTCTTTCGGCGCGTCGTGATAGCGGTTTTGGGCTTGTGCTACTAGTTGGGACAGACAGCCAAGATAATTCGCCAGTGTTTGGCTGGCTTTCTCCTGCTTGGTGCTGTCTAACCAATCGGTGACCATAGTCCTGTTGATTTCCTGCAACTGGAAATCCTTACGCCGGAAATGAGCCGTGAAGACCTCCACCGCCTTAATATACTTGCTCAGGGTAGACAGCTTGCGCCTGTCACTGTGTTGGACAATAAATTCATCCCGCAGTTGGACAAGGGAGGGACACACACGAGCCGTGGCGAAGTCTATCCCATCATTTTGGCTTACATGCTGGTTGATAGAGCGCAGTTCCACCAGGACGCGATCAACACTGTTACGTTGGGGTTTTGGCTTGAGTCGGTCTCTGATAGCAAAAAATTCGTGCATGACTTTGTCACGAATGATTCGGGCTTCCCTGATATCTGCCGTGCCAGTTGTACGCATGAATGCTGTTCGATTCCCAAAAAGGGAACGCATATAAGGCGGAATAGTGACCTTGACGGAGTACACCGACGAGTTTTCTTTAACAAGGTACGCATTAGGCTTGTATTTCATCTTTCCCCCGATCTAATATTCAGGGGCAACTGTGATCAGTTGTGTCAGTTTTGCCTTTAAGGAGCAGCGCATTCGGTTCGAAGAATCAATGACTTGTGAAACACGTCATTGGAATCGAAGGTCGTAGGTTCGACTCCTATTATCGGCACCACGCTAACTTGACACTTTTCCGTGAAAAACAGGGAAAAGCGTCAACCCAACCTAACGGATCCTAACGCTCACGCATAACAGCTGCAGCCAACGTGTAAAGGGCTGATGCGAAGCAGGGCAGGTGTCAGCCTGTTATGGTTTGTTATGCCTTACTAGGGAAAACTAGGGGGAAAGTGTCAACCGCTACCGCTTCAGAAAACTTCAGGTACACGAACCCGTGAAGGGGAGGTGTTAAGCACACCCCCTTTGCAACCATCCCCGAGCCTCTTGCAGATCGATGTTCCAGTTTACCCGGAAGCTGGCGTTCAGATTGAGTTGTCAAAACTTGTCACCCACCGGCACTGCCAGTGGGGATTTTTGGCAGAACGCGCTCTAAGTTACAGTTGCTTCAGTAAGTAATTGTTGTTTACTGACCTAGCTACTTAAAAACGGGATCAGCCTATTCATCAGATAGCTTGTGTTGTTTTTATAATCGGATAAACTTGTCCTATAGTTTGTCTACTAACGTCCACTGAAGAAGGTTCAGTTAGTTGGCTAAGAACACTAAGAAACGGATAAATGGTAACTAAATGAATATGTTAAGTTTAGTTTCCGATCAAGCCGCTAATGATGAATCAGTTGAAACTACCTTCTTCGAAGCACATGGCTCCCATGGAACTTGCTGCTCAAGAGCTGCATCAATTCTGGAGCATGGTTTCAGAGTTGGAGACGGTGGTCGGCGCGGTGTGGGAGCTTATCTTTGGCATGCTGCTGAACAAGGATGCCAATATGCAACTCAACTTGCAGAAAGTTGGTTTGCTGCTGCTGAAAAAAGAGGTGAGTATTCAGACGAAGCTGACAAAGGTTGCGCTGTACTTTGGGGGTACGTCAAGGCACCTGATGAAGAGGTTTTAA